TCGGATGAAGCGCAAACCGAGCATCGTGACCGGCAGTACGCCAACGATTCCCGGTCTGCCGACCCCCAAGGGACAAATCGTGTGGTGGGTTGTTGGACTGCTCGCCGTCGCTGGCATCGCCACCGTGGGCGTGTTGACATATCGCCGCGTCAAGCAGCGGAGTCGCGGTCCCAAAACATCGTTTTGAGGTTTTGGGGAAGGCGTACCCAGCAGTAGACCTCGACACCGTTGCGTTGCGCTCGAAAGCCTCCCAGAGGCGCCAAGATTGGCGGCGTACGGTTGCAAACCAAGTTTTGTTGGTTCGCGGGATAGACGCGCTCAACGGTACGTCCATTGCGGCGCATCAACCGACGATGAACATTCGGATCAAGCACAAACCAGACACTGCCGTTGTCGCTACGCGCCAGGTAGCCCCCGTTTGCACGTTGGAACGGACGTAAGCTCATAGTGGCACTGCTTCGCGTGCTTCTTTCACGGCCTCACGCAAGCGCCCAGACGACCCGACCATAAAGCCGAAGCCAAACGCCGCCAGCGCCATGACGCCAATCATGTAGACCGACGGTTGCTTCCACCAGCTTTCGTATGAACACGCCCACATCCCATGGTCTGGATCGAAGCGACACTTGAGGGGAACATCTTCGGGGATCACGGGCGCCGTAATCCGGGCCCCCCGACTCCTCGGCGCAAAGACCGGTTTGTGTGGCGCCTCTTCCATTACAATAACTTGCTCGGGGCTCGCATCCCCGTTTTGGCCTAGACCGAAGAAGTCAACGTTGTAAGCAGCCAGCACGTCTAGACTTTATCATAGCTAGATCGCAGCTGCGATCGTCGTGTAGACTGAGCATATGGCGAAGCAAAGCAAATGTACGTTCATCGTACGCGGACGGCGCACCGAGAAAAAGTTTCCAACATCTATCAACGGTTGGAACAAAGCTGCGTCCGAGTTGAAGGAGCTTGCCTACGACGATAATTTGGCGACGCTGGCATTGCAGTGCTCCGCTCCAGGCGGGTACCATGAAGGCAGCGATGAAGTTGTCATCGCTCTGGCAACGAGCGGTGTACAATTCGACGTGTCACCTGACACGTTCAATAGGGAGCTGGTCGAGGACCCAGATCGCGCCTTGTTTGGTCGCGCGCGTATCAGACGTCGTCGTCGTCGCTAGCCCTTTTTACGTTTTTGTCGTGCAGCCTGTGCCAGAAACTTCGGCTTTTTCGGTTTGGCTCTCGCCTTTTGTATTTCTTTTTCCCAGGCCGGGTTCCACTGATAGAACTCCACCTTGATACGAAACAACATTTCGGCTGGGGCGCACTGAACCTGCGCAAGCTGATTTTCCAAGAACGCTTGTGCCGTCGCCTTGTCGCAATAGTCGTGAAGGTTTTTGGGTTTCCGCATCAACGGACTCTCCTCCCAAGCGCAGAACCTTCAACGCGATCGCATGTACACCCGCGCGCATGCCCAACGTTTGGGCAGCTCTCTCCGTAGTCGTTAGCCTCCTTACCAGGCCCGCGCGCCTGGTACCAATACACCAAGGTACCCAGCGCCAGCACGGCATGCGCGATGACCGCACCTGCGGACATCAGGCGGCGACTTCTTCTGACTTGTCCCACGTGCGGTAGCGCAGGCTGACGTCTTTGGTCGAGGGGATCTCGATCCGATTCCATAGTGTTCGGCCACGCGGCGGCCGGAATCCCTCTTCCCATTCAACACCCTTCATCCAACTAGGCAAGCGGTCCTTGCCGTATTTGTGGAACGCCAGCTCGGTCGCACGGGTCGCGAACCGCAGGTCGGTGACAAAACCGTTGAGCGTCTTGAGGCGCGTCTTTGCGCCTTTGACACTCGTCGGCAATCGAAACTTGCCGCGCAATGTAGGCGTGTCTACGACCGCCTGAAATGCCGTGACGGTCTTAACCGTCGTCTCACCTGTACCGGTCGTTTTTGACCACGATTTTTTGTCAGCCGGATCGCGGTTCTCTTTGAGCCAACGCCGCAACGCGCTCGTTTCTTCACTCAGCCGATCGATCATGGCCTTCGAGGCCAGATAGTACTTGCCAAAAAACGACGTCCAACGGTTGGGATGGACGAAGTTGCTGAACACGATCGTGTTGTTCGTCCACAGACTCTTGTCATGGAGCCAGTCGTTTTCTTTGGCCGTCGGTACGAATTCGAGCCGTTGCCAGCCGGCGTTGTACCAGTCGCCAGTTACGTCGATGATCATGAAGTTGCGGTAGGCGCCGACGCTTTGGTTGCCGTCGTCGTCAGTCGTCATGACGTTCATGTCGTTGACGAGCACCCCGAACGAGAACACGTTTTTGTTCGAGCGCAGTCCGAGCAGGTTGCCGTGACGGTTGTCCTGGCTGATCACGTGCTCGCCTTTGCGTTTTGCGCCCCCACGCCTCGCCTTGTACGTCGGGAAGTTGATGACTGCCTTACGACGAACAAGCGCCGCGAGGAACGTCGCCAGGTCCAGATCGGTGGGTTTGACGGCACCTGCCTCGACCAGAGCAGGTGCGGGGTTCCGGCTGTAGAGGTCGAAGCTCCAGTGGTCGCAGAGCTGTTCGGCGAGGGAGACCGGATTGAGACGACGGTTGCCGATCTGGGCAAGCATGTCGCTGAGGCTAGAGTCTTTGAGGGGGCTACGTTTGGCGGTCATGTCTGGGACTCCTTGTTAGGTACCCCTGACGCTACCAACTGGGTATGACAAACCGCCTCAGTAGACGCGGGCGCCGTTCCTGACGCCCCACGGGCCGCCACCCCAACGGCGTCGGAACCCGTTTCGCTGCGGGTAGCCTCCCCAATCGAGCCCCGCAACCATCGTGCCGGAGCCATCGGGTACGACCACAGGCGGCGTCATCGACGCGGGGATGATGTTGCTTCCCTTGCCTTCGTCGATGACTTTACGTTTGTAGGTCACGACCTTTTCAGCGACGAGGCTCGTAAGCAGGCCACCGCCAAACGCACCCGCTGCCCCTCCGGCGGCGGCGAGCAGCCTGCTGCGACCGCCCAACACCAGCGCGAGTACTGCTGCACCTACGGCTGAGCCGACGAGCGCCGTGCCTAGCCTGACTTTCGACTCCAACTGAGGCTCTAGCTCGAAGCCGAGCGGCCCATGGACCCCGTAGATAGCCGCATAATCCTCGGCCGGCCCGTACATTGCGTGTGGAATCATGGTTAGCGCTCCCATGCGCAGGCTGCGCTGCTAGCAAGCTTGGACGCCTTGCGTTCGAGTTTGCGATGGTGGTACTGGCCGGCTCGACTCTTGGCAGCACGAAGACCCTGGCAGTCGATGACGCATTTGCCCGACTTGGGCATGATCGGGTATTTGAGGTTTTTCGGATCGAGAAACGCGCCTGGACCGCACCGCTTCAGAAGCGCCTCGCGCTGTTTCTTTGTTTTCGGAGCACGTTTGCCCCAACCCTTTGTCGTCTTGGCCTTCCGCCGCGTAGCTCTGCGTGGCATGTCGAGTCCTCCTCGATCGCAGCTGCGATCCAGTCTCTACAATCGCAGAATTACACCGTTTCGTCAACGACAGCTCCAGGAACGACAAAGAAGACGCGATAGCTACCTTCTTTTGGTACAAGGGTCGCCTCCGCGCCCAAGTAGTTTTGTAGCGACGCCATCGTCGGGAAGTCCCAGATGTGAGAGACACTGGGGTGGTTGAGCGGCAAGCTACCGAGGACGATCCGTGCGTGTTGCTTGCAAAGATTCAGCGCTGCATGCGGATCTTCGAGGTGCTCGAACACTTCAAACGATGCGATGTAGTCGAAGACTTTCTGCGGAGGCGTTCGGAAGTACTCCTGGAGGGTCTGGTGCCAAAACACCGCTTTCGATCCTTCGCCTGCCAGGCGGCGCGCTGCTTCGATCCGTGGAAGGGAGTAGTCTACGCCTACCGGAGCGACACCGTATGCGCGTTCGACGAAGTGGCAAAACGTTCCCCGGCCACAACCCACATCCAGAACGCGGTCTGCCGGTTGAAGCGAAATACCCAGCTGATCGAACGCCCATTGGTACGCAGCGTCATCGAAACTGGCGTACTCGACGAGCGCGTCGTAACGGTGACGCAAGCCCTCTTCTGTTTTGTCGGGGTGGTGGATCGGTGCGTCTTTGGTCATCGAATCGATCGTACCGCATACATGCCCAGACAACGGCACAACGCTGCGATTCTAAATAAAACCAACAGGAAAATTTGACAAGGTTGGCGATCGGCCTCACCATGGGACCCATGGGACGACCACAACGCTAGCGCGCAGGCGCACTACCACTACCTGGTAGTACGAACCGATCTTCCCCTCGGACATCTCGCGGCGCAACTCGCACACGCCGCTGGAGAGTCCCTCTCAGACCCTCGTCGCTTTGCGTACGACCTGTGTCCGTACGTTGATTGCGCGTGCCTCCACGCAACCTACGGAGCTGGGGGTGTCCCGGACGCCGACTGTCCTCGATGTCAGGGTACCGGCGAGCACAATCCCGTCTTCACGGTCGTCGTGTTGGGCGTGCCCGATGAGTCCGCATTGATCAAAGTCAGCACGAAACTCACTATCGCTGACTTCGATCACGTGACCATCCACGAACCGGACGCGCCTTACGATGGACAAGCGACCGCGATTGGTCTTTTACCGATCCAAGACCGACGTGCAGTGCGTCGCATACTCGGTGATCTACGACCCTTGACGAAGACTGGATACCTGACTCGTGGCTGACGGCTCAACGCAGTTCGATTTTTGTGCGCCGCTGCCCGGACACGTTCATGTCGATGACATGGGTGACGTCTCGATGGAGTGGTACTTCGGAAAACAAGGCCACCCTGACTCGTGGCGCATCTTGCTCATAATCGACTCAGACGGCGTGCACGTTTTTGGGATGGATCTCAAAGGTGAGATCAACAGCCAGATAGCGTCCGGCGATGCCGCTTTGGTCCGTCTGCGCGAACTACTACAAAGAGCCGCTAACGAAGGACAACCCTAACTAGGAGACCTCAGTGGACCAAACTGTACAAAAGAAGCTCGAAGAACTGGAACAGAAAAAGGCGGAAGCGAAACTCGTGGAAGCCTTACTTGTCGAGTTCCCCGATCTCAAGATCACGACCGATCGCTGGAAACGACAGCGTTATTCCAGTGCGAGCGTCAACGCACGCGCAACCAGCGTGGACTTTCGCCACAACTGTGGTTGTTGTCCCGATTCACCGCTCGAAGCACGACCATACATCGAGGCACTGGGCGTACAAATTTTCGCCAACCCCGATCGGTACTGTGTCGCCGAGAAGTACAACGTCTACGAGGTAGAGCTGCCCGGCTGGGAAGCTGATATGCGCAAAGAAGGAGTTTCTGATGCAGCTATTGAACAGGTTAGGTCGTATCTGGTGGCGTGTCAGCCGCCCCCGTACCAAGACGACGATGAAGACGAAGACGAAAACGACTAGGAGGATCCGTCGCATGCACGCCACACAAGCACAGTCCACACCCATCACTGACACAGAGCGGCAGCGCCGTCGCCGCGCACACCGCATCCTGAAAGAAGAGCTGACGAAGGCAACAGGTCTGCGTGCGACATTGATCTGCATGGCAATTTCTCACGCGCGCCGCGAGCTGCACTGCCGCTCCTATGGTTTGTATCACGGTGGATGGCGTGACTACGGTGCTGCCAGCAAGAAGATGCAAAGCCTCAAGGACGATCCCACGTATGACTGGACAACCTACGATCGGTACCTCGCGTGTTTCGGAGAGGACCACCATGCAGCCGAGGCACGCAACTTCGGCGCGGCCGTCATCACAAGCTTGAACGACCAAGCCGAGTTTTTGGTCAAGTACCTGGATGACGATGATCGTCGTGCAGCTCTTTTGTGGAAGCTCGAAGCGGAGGACCGCGAGATCTACCCGTGGCAACGACCTCGGTTCGAGCCTCAAATACGTACGATCATTCGTCGAATTGTCGATACTGTACCCGTGTCATAGCAGCGCGCTATGATGCCGGCGATGGACCTGAAACAGCTCGCAGACACAATCGCGCAGAACGTCGGCGAAAAGTACGCAGGTGAGATAAAAACCAACAAACAGCCTGCCGCAAAAATCATCGAGAAGGCTGTCAAAGAGGCCATCTACCGGTATGAGTCAGCGCAAACACGCGACGCAGCCATCATCGGGTAACGCATGAGGATTCTATCTTTGTTTGACGAGCCGCGCCGAGAGGTTGCACGTCTTCGGGACCAAGCCCAGCGTGCAAAAGCTGACTCGGTCGTGCATGCGCTTCAGGACCACGTCGAGCATGCTGCCGTGAAGTTGTTGGGGCTCACCAACGTGTACGCCACCGTCGATGAGGAAGAGTCTTACTCCATCGAGTGGATTTTCGAGAACAAACGTCTCGGCATTTGTGTCGATACACTGCCCGGTCTCGAAGATGAGTGGTTCATCATCGCCAAGGACGGCACTGCCGAGTCTGGGCGCTTAGCCGACGGTGGGTTTGATGTTGTCGTCGAACGGTTCTTGAAGCTCGACGGCCGTGCACAACCGGAGCCCGCCCCATGAGCGCACCCCCGCGTTTCCCTTTCTCTGAACAGAAAGAGAAGGGCCATCGCTACATCAGCGTCCATGAGGTCGCGTCGATCGAGGTCTCGGGCCCTGAGCGCGTCGCCGTCAACTCACCGACTCCATCGTTTTACTGGGGTGTCGTCATCACGGTCACGACAAAGAACGGCGAGACGCTCGTCATCAACACCTGCAACACCGAAAGTCCTCCCAGTGTCGATACGTCAAACACGTTGCCTGTGCGCAAACCTGGTTGGTGGAAGAAGTTGCGATGAGCTACCGTCCCCTGCCTCTCCAGAACATTCCTTTGAAGCGTACTGAGCCGACACCAAAACCAGTACAACCCGTCGTTGACGACACGCCCGTTGAGCCTGTCTTATTCGACGACAACGGCGACCCCGTTTTCCCCGGTGGTATCACGGTCCGTGATGTCAAGGATGCTATGGTTGCCGCAGCGGGTGTGGGTCACTACGACCATGCGGGAGCAATGGCCAAACGGCACGGCTTGGACGATCTTTGTCCAGCATGTGCCGAGCCCCTCGGACCGCCTCAGTCGATTCCAGGTAAGTTCGAGATCATCTCAGTCCCGGACGCGACCACAACATCCGCTGACCTGTATCCGTCAAACGGTACACGCGCTGAAATCGAGGCGATCAAACAGCGGATTGAAGGAACGGAAGTGAAGGTGACGATGGAAATCGCCAACACGTTCACCCAGCGCGGCTACGAGATTCGTCTATGCAAGTCTTGTTACGAGAAGGTTCGTTCTGCGGTAGACGACACCCAGGATTTGAAGTACCTCATCAACGGTCTCATGCGTCGAACTGTTCTTTAGCGCGGGTAGCTCAAATAGTGGAGCACCGTAGACTGTGGATCTCGGGGGTGCCGGTGCAAGTCCGGCTCCGCGCACTCAATTAATATGGTAGGAGAGACTATGCTCAATCTGACAGACAGTACGTTCGACCACACTATCAATAACGCGCCCGCGCCCGTGCTCGTGGACTTCTGGGCCCCGTGGTGCGCGCCTTGTCGCACAATCGCACCCATCGTCGAACAGATCGCCGAGAAGTACACGGGTCGTCTGGTCGTCGCGAAGGTGGATCTCGACGACAACGAGCAGCTCGTCCAACGATTCGGAATTCGTTCGATCCCCACGCTGCTGGTGTTCAAAAACGGCGATGTCGTCGGGCAACTTGTGGGTGCTGTGCCCGCCAAAGTGATCGAAAACGAAGTTCTCAAGCACATCTGATACAATGGGCGCATGTACCCGCCCACGATAGGCATGTCTGAACAGCGCTGGTGCGCGACGCTGGGTAAACACTCTACACAATGCGCGTGGCGGCGGAAATACGGGTTCGACGTACCGTTGCCGCCGCGCGGCCCTCACGGAACGGATTGGACTCGTGGGCCTGGTTGGCCTCGGTTGGGTATCTCGCCGTACCACCAGTGGTGGGAGCTTTCAGCGACTGAAGACGATGTCGGCGCTTTGAAACGCCAGCGCTGGTGGTGGGCGTTGGGCGGTGTCGTCGCGGGGTTCGCAGCTGGCGCGCTTGTGTACGCCAAGATCTGAGGCAGCTGATGGAACAACCGAAGAAAGCAGCTCAAGCGCGCGTCCAGATTGTCGTGGACGGTCTGATCTACGAAGCCGCGTTCGATCACACTGTTGTGGTTCACGACACCCCTGAAGGCAAAGTCGCAGCCTTTGATCTGGGGTTGCCCGGACTCCGTCACCTGGGTAACGGCGTCTACACGGTCCCGTTAGCAGCGGCCGAGTGACGTGTTTCTTGGTGATCCATGTCCGTGCGGCTGGGCCTACGATCCAGTTTCGGAGTCGGAGCGTCGCTGCGAGTGTTGCGGACGACGTCTGATGCGCCAGTCTGGAAACTACTGGCGCCAAGTCACGCCGAAGGACCAGGTCGTGTGCACGGGGCTCTGTGCAGTCAAACGCAGCAAGCAGGGTTACGTATGAAAAAACTCACCCCTACCATGGCTGAAGCACTCTGTGCCATCTCACGCCGTTCCACCCACTCCACCATAGGCTACGAGACCGCATCAGCGTACGCCGACGGTGTACGGATCACGCACCAAACGCTAACAGCATTGCAGCGCCGGGGGCTTATCAAAGGCACCAAGGTCGGTTCTGTCAAACGCAGCGTCCGTTCTCCTCGCGGACGGCGCGTCGTCGAGTCTACAGACATCCGTTGGGACCTGACCAAAAAAGGTAAGCGCGTCGCGTGTAAGCGTCACGACTAACACTTCAGTCGTGGTAGATGTCAACAGGCGGAGCTGGTCGATCATCTTTATCGACCTATCCTTCTAGCGCGGCCAGGCGGAAAAGTTCGTCTTCGATGTCTGCCATTTCCGCGTCTGTCACGTCGAGCGTATAGCGTGCATCTCCAGCACCGTAGGAGCGAGCCTCCGATTCGGAGATGTAGCTCACCATATGCGGCATCACCAGCCATTGCCGGATGCCCAACGCGTTACGAATCGCGCGACCGATCAAGCTACGTGCGTCGTTTTTGAAACCTTTGGCAGCCGTGATGATGATCGCCGCCGGACGCCGTTCAGCGCTCATTGATACAGCTTAGCGTCTGACGCCCAATACGTTAAGCATTTCAAGAAGAATCTCTTTCTCGTCTAGAAAAAGCTCTTCTTTGTACGCATCGTCTTCGTCGTACTCGACTTGCCATATGCCGGGCGACTCGATCGTCTGTGTTACCCAAAACTGCATGCCGCCCTCACCAATATCGATGTTGATCTTGGCGACGGCTCGAATCCCGATGTACGGAACGCGCTCATAAGGTTCATCATCGGGTTCTTCCACCATCCGAATGTCGATCAGCTTTACGCGTTGACGGCCCATCGATTTCTCCTAGTACCCAGTGTCGCGCCAGTTCGTCGCCCGCATCCACTCTCTGACGTTCTCGTGCCCGAGTGTTCGCGTGTCGATCCAGCCGATCACCTTGTCGTTGATGTCGAACACCGCCAGGCTTCCTGCGTACCCTCGCACAGGCACGTAGACGTACTCAGCCTTGTCTGTCTTGATCTGACGATCGGGGATGAAAATTTGCTGATTGGCTGTGTGCGCCCAGTCGCCTTTGGCACCAGACAATTCGTTGCCGTCCGCGTCGTAGATGTCCACGAACTCAGCGGCGGGAGACCCACGAAGCGCTTTGGCAGCATCACGTGCGCTCAGCACCCAAATTCGTGCATCGAAGGTCTCGGTGAGGATGTCTGACCATTCGTGGCCCCATTCTTCTTGCAGCTCGGCGACGTGATCGGGGTTGGCGTCGATTACGTAGTTCTCCAGCTCCTCGAACGCTTCTTGTAAAGCGGTATCTGCCGAGGCGTGGTAACGATTTTGGTCCGCGTAGATCGCTGCTGTATGTCCGCTAAAGCCTTGTACGTCGAACACCACGGCGATGTAGACATCGTCCTCGTCGTCGATGTCGATCGAGCCCTCGCCTGCGCGAACATAGACGGCGGGAGCGTTCTTGCCATCGCCTACGAACTTGCGCAGGTCGCGCCAGTCTGTCTGTGGATCGTATCGACCCATTACCAGTCCTCGTCCTTATCCTCTTCACCCAGGATGTCTTGTCGAAACTCGTCCTCTTCGTCCGCGAAGTATTCGGGCCCAGCCGTTTCTCCACTCCACCACTTCACCTTGTCGGGTACAACATCCTCAGCCCAGCCAGATTGACCCTCGTCCGCGACACCGTAGGACAGAAGCATTTCGGCGATCGCCAGGGCCCGTTGGGTCGGGGTGAGTTTTTCAAGGAGATCCTCCTCGACCCAGCCCCATGAATTGAGCGCATCACGAACATGTTCGCTATCAAGTCGGAGGTCGTCTAAATCGTAATAGCCTTCACGGCTCCAGTAAGGATAACCAACAGCAGCGGCCTCGCCGTCACCGACGTACTCTCGCACGGGCTGGATGTGGATCAACTCCAGTGCGTCACCATCACTGCGCGCAATGATGCCCCCGTACGCGCCGGGATTCATGTCGCCGCCGATCTGTTCCCAGTTCGGCATGCTTGGGATGGTGATCTTCATGTCGGTTCTATTCTAACGGTGAGACGGAATGTTTCTAGTAGCTATTCATACTGATTTGCGGACCACGACAATAACACCTGCGCTCACCGCAACAAGTCCCACACCCAACAGCACTTTTTTCCATGTAGGCCACGGTGTTGGCGGCGGTAACGTTGACGAATCGCTTGTCGAAGGTACCGTCGGAAACGACGAGTCAGACACTGGAGGCGGTTGGAGGCTTTGCCACAGCGTTTTGCCTTGAACCAATAGATCTGGGTACTTTGTCAGACAATCAAGGTCGTAGCGCTCTTTGAACTGGACATCTTCTTCGACACGGTACCAACAAACGGGCGTCCCACGCGCAGCGTCACGCATCCTGTTCAGTGCGTCCACCTGCTGTTTATACGGGACGTCGCAAGCGCCGCCGCCCCATGCAGTCGGTGACCACATGTACGCGTAGCGACAGCTGTCCATCACACCCACCACCGTCCACTGAAAAAGTACCAAGACGCAAGACCGACCAGGCCGCCGACCAGAATTCCCGCGACCAGGGGATCGCCCTTACGGCGAAACAGCATTGTTGCTGTGCCTACGAGCGTGCCGGCAACGATCCCGTTGCGGAGGGCGTAGGGCGGACACGACCAGCAATACGGGTTGCCACAAGGCCCCGAGGGTCCAATACAGTCGCAGTCGAGCTTCGCGAAGTCTGAGTCTGGTGGACACGTGTCCATCCACACGGACTCCGGTTCTCCCGGTTTAGGGTTGAGAACCGGCACGCGTTGGACCGGCATCAGCGCTCTCCAGGTGGCCGCCAGCCGAGCTTACGCAGCCCATGGACAGCCGCGTTGCCGACCAGGGTGCCGATGACGACCGCTGAGCCAAACGCCATGATGGAGCCCAAAATGAGTCCTCGGTCCGCGAAAAAGCCTGTGACGTCCCCCATCATCGCCCCCGTGATGCCGTCTACGTGGCCGACTCCCGTGTCGTAGCCGAGTGTGGGATCCCCGAGCAGCTCCAGGTAATCTGCGTTGGGAGTCGGTTCGCCGAAGCCGGTCGGAGCTTCGAGTGTGAATACGCTAGGCATTCAGCGCCGCTTCTTTCGACGACGCCCTCGGCGTGTGCCTGCCAGCTCTGTTTCGCTGGGATGTGGTCCCCCATGGTTCACCCAACACAACTCCTTGCCGAAATTCGGCGTGCAGTTCATGAGTGCCATGGCTTTGCCCTCGCACTCGATGTCTACGTAGGTGTCAGTTTTCTCAGTGCCGAACCCGAGTCGTGGATTGAGTCCGAGTGCTACCTCGCGGGCCATGCTATTGGCCTTCGACCAGCCTTTCTGTGAGAAAGGTTGGGTCGTGACGATCCGTTCACTTGCTGGACGGTCGTCGTCGTGCGTGTGGTAGACAACGAACTTGCACTTCGAGGTAGCGTTTTTACGTGCCATTTCTAACGGCGTCCCCACATCGAGCACGATACCCAGCCGGCTGCGGCGCCGACCGCTGCCGCGCCTGCGATCCACAGAATCTTGGTTGTCGTGGACATTGGTGCTGCGTCACCAAGACCCATTGCACCGTTGAGCAGGATTTCCAGGTGCTGCTTGCGGTCGTAGATACCCGGTTGGCGACCATAGGCGCCCGGCACTGCCGTCACCGTCACGTCGCCGAGAGGGTTGTAGACGCCGGGGATAGTGCCGTAGGCCTCGGGGACTCGATTGATGTCAGCAACAGCGAAGTTTGCGCCGCCAACGACGCCGTAGACGCCGGGGATGGTGCCGTAGGCTTCAGGGACTTCTTGTACCTGAGCGGCGAAGAGTTGGCTGCCTCCGCCCAGGAGTTGAAGTGGAACGTGGTTGCGTTGGTACGGCATATCAGGCCCCATTAGGTTGGTGATGTTTGGTTCGTGGTTGTAGTAGAACGACGAGTAGCCACCGGGAAGCCCCGTGTAGTGCACGTCCACCTTCTGCGCGGGGTTCCACGGCTCGAAGGTGTCTACTTGGCGCCAACGTGTTTGTTTGATCATCAGTTGCTCCTAGCGCCGACGCTTCCGTCGCCGACGCCGCGCACCTGACATGGGAGCTGGCGCAGGCGTAGCCTTCTTACGCGAGTACAAGACGACACCGCCAAGGGCAATGACACCCAAAATCGCCCAGAACGCTCCATGCGCGTAGAACGGTTTTGGCTGCGGGAATACCACCGTGGTCGTCGGCGTTGGCGCGGGAGTCGTCGTACTCGGTGTGACCCACTTGACGATGGTGTCGAACCAACTGCTTTCACTCTTTCCCGGCGTTGCGGCGGGCGGTGTCGCGCCTGGAGGCGTTACCCCCGGCGGCGTCAACGAAGGCATTTCAGGAGGGGGTTGGTCAGCCGTGACCGACGGTACGATTTCAGCGGCGAGCATGAGCTAATACTACAACGGATCGCAGCTGCGATCACGTTTTGTAGTGCAGCTAACCTGGCGGATACTCAGCGCCAGGACCACTCATAGATGGCCCGGGCCGAGTGCGAGCCGTAGATCTCCGGGTAGTAACTGATGTACCCAAGATGCGAAAGCACCGCTTCACGCGCAGTGTAGGGTCCCGAGTCCATAAAATCCTCAACACTGGAGAAGTAAAAGTCACCAACGCCATTGATCGTTTCCAGGAGAGCTTCTGCCGCTTTGCGCCAACCCTTTTGTCCGCTTTCTTTGGGCCGGACCTCGAACTCATAGGGGAACGTATCATCGCCGATCGATACGAGATCCAACTCGTGCTCTTCGAGCAAGCGTTCGGCCGCATCAAAGACGCCCGCGTACCACTGGCCGTAGACCTCGTCCTGCGCCAACCCTTCAGCGTCCTCGCGCGCGACTTCGGCTTCGGCTTCTAGCGTTTCGTTGTCCTCAGCGTCACTGTCGTCGAGCGCCTCATCAAACGCGTATTGCCCTCGATCGGCTATGTACTCCAAGTTCATCTCAAAGATGTCGTCCCACTCGGGAAGATCGAGCAAAAGCGCCAGCTGGTCGATGTTGCGGATGTTCTCTTTTTTCGCCATGAAACGCCTCTGTTTAGTGGGGCAGCTCGTCAGTCCAACTCTCTTCGCCGCCCCATTCGTGCATGTAGGCGACGCCGTATCCGACTGCCAGCCGTAGCCAGTCGAGATCCTTTTTTGGTGGTTTGATCCCCAGTTCGTCGATCGCCTCAACCAAATCGTCGTCCCAGATGTACGTTTGCGTCACCAAGACAGGCTCGTCAGGATCATCGGGCGTGATGGTGCCGGTAACATCGCTGTACTCGCGAACGGTGTAGCCGCCTACGTCTGCCTCGACTTCGGTCGCGTACTCGCCGTCTACGCCCCCTGGCCCATACCAGACTGCCCAGTAATCGCCCGAGTGTTCGTCGGGTTTTCGCCACAGGGTGCCATCCCAGTCTTCAGGAACCTTCGCCATGGGCTCCAGTCTAACAAGTACGCCAAAAACAAGAAAGCCGCCCCTTGTGGGCGGCTCCCTCTGTGTATCTCGCTGCCTTTAGCGGCGGCGACGACGACGGCGTTTGCTGCCGCCCTTTTTGGCGCAAGCGCGAACGCAGGCGCGGAAAGAACGCATCTTCTTGCCTTTGCACTTTCGTGCGCAAGTCGCAACGCGGGGACGTGCCATGTTGGTCTCCTAGTTAGGGTTTACAGGTTCGAGTTCGGTTCGCACTGCGGGCTACCATCCGGCAGCCCCTGCAGTGTTAGCGACGACGGCGACGACGGCTTTTGGGTTTGCGTTTGCAGTACCGTTTGCGGCCGGTTTTGGGATCGCGGGTCGGGCTCTTGAGCTTTCCGTATTTGCAACGACGTGCCATGGGTTCCTCCAGGTTGAGCTTATTGGGCCGACCATGGCCCGGTGACCTGTTCAAGATCCCACGACTTAAAACCACCGTCAAGAGGTAGATCGCAGATCCGATCAAATCGAAGTCCTCGAATTCGAGGACTCTGATAAGCGGGAAACGCTGTTTTCAGATCGCTAGGGTAGGGTAGCGCCTTGAAGAAGCGCTTTTGAGGACGCAATCAAAAGACAGTCAACCTTGCCCCGATCCTTGGCATTTCGGTTGATGCGTCGGTGTTCGCCGGTGCTTTTCAGGTGGGCCCAACGGTACAGGCGGCGCATTTCTGGCGTGTCGTTATTGGTCGCCAAGAACGCTGCTCCTCGATGCATGGCTGTTTTCAGCGTGCGCGCCAACGCAATATGTTGGTCCACGCCAAAGCCCTCTTTGAGGTATTTGTCGAACACGCCGAAGTACGGCGAGTCCGCAAAGACCAAGTCGCCAGACTTCGCCCGCGCGATAACGGGCGCAAAGTCCGAGTGGAGAAAGTCGGTCTCAGCAGTAGCCTGTGCAAAGGCCTGCAGGCGGTCGAGTGTGATGAAGCTGTGACTCACCAAGGGGTGCGCTCCGGGCAGCTTCTGTTTGCGACTACGGACCCCGTACGGGACGTTGAAGCCGCCCTTGCTGTTCTCACGAAACAACCCATTATAGCAAAGCGCATTCAAGTAAAACAGCCACGCGGCCCGTTCGAGAGCGCTTTTGGGACGGGGTGCGTTGCGTATTTCGTAGTACGTCTCTTTGTCAGTACCCCGTGCTTTGTACTGTTCGACCATCCGGTGCACTACAGCTGGGCGTGCGCTTGCTTGGCGATAACAATTGATGAGGGGCTCACACAAATCCGAGACGATCATGCCGGGCAGCCCCAGGTCGAGAGCGACAGCTGCACCGCCCGCGAAGGGTTCGATGTAGCGCCCGCCAGTCTGTTGTAGGTGGGCGTGGATCACAGGCGCTACAGCATCCACCAACCAGCGCTTACCGCCCGCCCAACGCAAGATGGGCTCCGTGCGTGCACGTTCAGGAAACTTCACCAACGCAGTTTTGGTGCCGGCACTCATGCCGTTTCCTGTGTCGTGAGAAACCGGCGGACCATGTCGAAACGGTCTGTCCGGATCCAGGCGGGCCCGAACGGCAAACTGGCCCGTACGGTAGGCGCATAGCCCGCATCGAAGCCTCGACGATCCAGGCATACTACGAAGCCGTAGTCATTCTTTTGGCGGATGAGTCGGCCGATGCCTTGCCGAAATCGCGTAATCATCCAAGGCAGGTACCGCTCGTTGAAGAACGCGTCGCCCATCTGTGTCTGGATGGCGCGGTTGACGATATCGAACCGAGGAAAAGGCAGCTTATGGATGATAATGGCTTTCGGTTCGGGCACATCGACGCCCGTCCAGAACGAATCAACACCCATCAAAATAGATGTGCCGTTCTGACGAAACCAGTCCACCAGTGTATTGCGGGGCCACTCACCCTGCTTGAAGAGCTGACGATCACCGTCCCGAGTCTGCAGACTCTTGTGCACGAACTCCAGGTCTGACTTCGCCGTGAACAGACAAAGCGTGCGACCAGGCCACACATCAAGAACCTCGTGGTAGATCGGCAGGACCGCCTCGTTGTAATACTGTCGATTTTGACTGCGTGGCACGGGGAGCGTCTTTGCGGCAACGACGAGGCGTGATTGGCGGACAAAGTTGAACGGCGATCGCGCCACGATCTCCACCACAGGGCTGTCATCGAATCCCATTTCCGAACGGATGAGTTTGAACGTGCCGGCGGTGGTGAGAGTCGCACTGGTCAAAGTGGCCGACGCTACGTCTTTGAACACGAACGTCTGAAGAAGCTTGGATACGCCCAAAGGACGACTTTCGATCGCTGCAGGCATTCCTACTTTGTTGCGTAGCTCGATCCAGTACACGCGATCCTTGGCAGGCGCCTTCAGTGCCTCTTCTAAATCGTTCCGCAGTTGGTATGCGTGATTGTGCATGACGTCGGCGGCTTTGGCTTTTTGAAGTCCCCGTTCCCGCTCCTCTTTGCTCGTGTTGTCCCACGACTTCGTTGCGTCATGCAGTGCTTTTTGAGTCTTCTTGAGGATGTCATCGGTCGGCGTGAAGTCGAGCATGTCCTGACCGCTCAGACAGCCATTGCGGCGGTACGTGTCCGTTTGCGTGTAGTAGCCCACGGCCTGCAGGAGCTGATAGGCGGTGCTCGTCAATTCCTTAGCAAGCACTGCTAGACCCAGCTCGGATTCGATGAAATTGGCCAGTCGGCGAAACCGTTTGTACGTAATAGACTTGCCGAAGAAGTCGCGTGCAATGCGTGCAGCCTCATGCGCTTCGTCCATGACCAAGTAGTCATACTCCGGCAGCACACGTGCGTGTCCACTGGCCGAGAGGTGCCGAACCCAAGCGTCGGCGAACAGGACGTTGTAGTTGGTGACGATGATGCGGGCTCGGTGTGCGTTCGCCCGTTGAATTTCGGACCAACACGAGTCGCGGAAACGACACCCTCCGCGCAAACATTCATCACCCCCAACTGAGATCTTCGACCAGGCAGGGTGGAGGCCGCCCGGACAACTCGACTCCTCACGGTCGCCCGTTTCGGTCACGTCTGACCAGGCCAAAAGCGCGTTGAGCATCTCACCTTGCTCGGCAGACAGCCCGTAGTTTTCATATTCGCTGGTGCCTGGCGCACCGTATGCGCCGTAAGAACGCATCAAGTCGAGCTGATCGATTTTGTACTTACAGGCGTAGTTGTTTCGCCCCTTGATCAGGTCGTAACGGAAATCCCACGGTAGCGCGTTTTTGAGAAACGGCAGGTCGTCGCGCATCAGTTGTGTCTGTAGCGCAATGTTCGCCGTAGCGATCACCGTGACACTGTCGTCTTCGTGGGCACGATGTATGGCAGGGACAGCGTACGCGTACCCTTTCCCCGTGCCGCAGGGCGCCTCAGCCAGGACGTGTCGATGGGTACGCATACCTTCATCGACAGCACGCGCTAACGCAATTTGGCCCTCACGGACCTCGTAGTTGGCGGCACGTGCACGTGCGATATAGCCGCCCGCGCCAAACGTCTCTTCGATGTAATCAGTCATCTCGGTCTTCCACAAATTCAAGGGGACCGGAGCTAGATGACCGCGTGAACGCATCATACCCCGGGCCGTAGTCTGCGTCCGTCGGCGGCGGGACGTGGTCCATGGACGTATTCGGATCCACCCCGTGTGAGACGCGGTAAAACGGAGACGGATCGTGGTGGATCCCTCGCAGCTGGCACGCGCGCTTGTATGCCTCACGAACTTCGTCGATAGGATATACACCCAAGAGGCGAATCTCGTCGTGGTTGGGGTTCGTCCAGAGCGCTTCGAGTGCATGGTACGCTGCGTGGAGAACACAATGGGGTGCATCTGCGCGCACGCCGAGCTTCATGTAATCCATGGCAGTCGGCTCATGGACCTCTTCGACTAGTAGATCCACTTGCGCGGCTTCAGCAGCGGGCCCAACCTCGAACTGCATGTCGTGCCCGTAGTGTTTTCGTAGAAGCTTTTCTGTAGTAGGCCAGTGTTTGCGCGCTACGCACCACGCCTTTTGGTCAGCAACCCAGCGTCGAAACTTCGCGGGCACACGTGCTTTCAACTCGAAGATGAAGCTCTCGTTGTAAGGACTACAAAAGACGAACCATTGGCCGGTGCGATCGAGATCGACAAAAATACTGGCGCTCATTTCCCTGAATCCCCCTGTGCTGACTCTGTGTTGGTGGAGTGTCGCGCCTCAATGACCTCAAACCGAAATCGTTCCCAGGTACGTGGAAAGTAGAATTTGGCCAATTCAACCATACGCGCAAAATCGTGCGTACCTTGAGCGATGAAAACGCTGTTCGATCCAAATCGCCGATCTGCCGATCGATCCCAAAACGCCAGTGCGGTCCAACCGTCTTCATGACGCACCGCCGCGAGTCCCTCGATTTGCTGTTTGCGCGGCGTGGAGCCGTGCTTTCGTGCGTACGGACACAACGTTCCATCTACAGTTTTCCAGGGCAGGGACGTCTTGGCTGTATGATCATCGAAACTGCGGGTATCAGACTGCCAAAAGTAATGACCGGCGTCACCGTGATTGCCGCATCCGAAATACAATACCTCGGGGAACGTATCATCGTTTGTCGTGGTCTTCGTCATGGCTGAGAATGCTTACTACTGTTAGGTAGGTACCCGATAGAAACGCGATCGCCCCGATCGCGTACAGGATGTAGATCATTTTACGCCTCTAAGTCATCGAGGATGAGCCCAACATTGTCCTCGATGGGGCGCGTGCCGTCCAGGACTCGAACTTGTGTAGATCGTCCGATTGGATCGTCGGGAAATAGCGGTCCCGGAAACCAGGTTTCAACCACTTCGACGAGATCCAAATAAGCCTTGCGTTCAGCGGCGATTCGATCGTCTGATTCAAACGGATCTTCTTCGTCAGCGTCATCGCGTTGTCGGCGACGCTCCATCGCGATCTCGACAGGTAGATCGATGAAGTACACAAAGTCGGGAGCGCGGAAATGCGCGGGAGTCACGACATCGTGGACGTGATCAAATCCGTGAATAAGGGATTGATATACGTACGCCGAGATCTGAGTATGACGGTCGCACAGAACCGTCGTGCCCTCTCGAAGCGCTTTGAGGACGCGTGCTTCGAGATCGACGCCTTCGGCGACGAACAACCACAACATGGCGCGCGGATCAACTTCGACACGTCCTTCAAAGTCGTCCCGAATAATAGCCCCGATCGGTGACAACCGTCCCGGAAACGCCAACGACGCCACAGCGTCACCACGATCGCACAGCGTCATCGAAAGACAATGAGCGAGCGTGCTTTTGCCGCTGCCATTGGGCCCCTCGAACACGATGTACTTGCCGCGCACGTCCACGTTTTACCTCATGGCTGTGACAACTAGACCTGGGCCCAGCTTTTGCCCACAGCGGGGTCTACGGGAAAGGGAATCGTAACGCCACCGAACGTGTGCTCCTGCTCGAAGCACTCACGGACGTCTTCCTTGAGGCGCTCACCATCATCTTCGTCGCACTCGAACACCATTGCATCGTGGATTTGGAGGATAGGAAATGCGTTAATGTACTTTTGCTGAAGGCGTGGGACGATCCGCAACATGCCTGTTGCCATGACATCAGAAGCGGTCGAATTATGCGTAACGAATCCCTCCGCCACGTACCCATGATCGTCTTCGATCTCCAGCTCAAAGGTCTGGGCGCGTCCAACGCGTCTTACGCTGACGATCTCTTCCCAAAAGAACTTCAGGCCGTCGGTGTATATCTGTTCGATGTCGTCGATTTCGGCGCAGCGATGGCACGCTGAAAAAATCTTCTCCATTTGTTGTTGGCTCGCCGATCCCTGTAGCGCCCGAGTAAGGCGTGCGTGCTCCAGCTTCGTCCAACCTTTGTCTCGTTTTGGCAACCGTTTTTTGAGCAACCGTGCAACGTGTTGGACGAGATCAGAAGGCAAGCGGTCGATGGGATTTTTGTGCTGCCTAGATTGAAGGCGTTGCCGTTTTTCGCTGTACGTGAACCCAATGAGTTGATCGAACAAAGGACGGCTCGTAGGTCGAATGATAATACGGTGACTACGTTTGAGCGTGTAGTGGCGCGCGTCGATGCCTACGGACAACAAAAGCCGCTGCGTAGTTCTAGCAAGCTCCCATGATGTCGTCGTGAACGACACGTCTACGCCGGTGTGTCCCCCATCGGAGTCAAAAAGACCTTTCAAGAGCGCTACACGCGTCGGCAAGGTAGCAGTCTCAACCCACGTAGGTAGACTCTTGGCTTTTGCCGTCGCGGGTTGGAGCCCAAGAACTTTGAGACGCGCACTTGCTAACTGTCCTTCTGATGACACCGACCAGAGCTGTTTGTGTTTTGCAGCTTGTTTTTTTATGGAGCGGACTCGGCACACCATGTCAGGCCACGAAGTCTCGACAAGCCGCTTGATGTGGTTAGCGTACCTTTTGGTTGTGCACGTAATGACGAATCCACGCCTTGTGTAGTTGCCGTCACCGACAAGGGCTCCTAGTGCCTCCGCGATAGCAGGGTTGACGTTGGGAGGATCGTAACCGCCCTGTGCGGGCGTAAAATCGACTGCGAGATGTCGTCCTTGTTCAAGGTATCGCGTCTTCATCCAGGCGACCTTGCCGCCCCGTACGTACGTGAGGAATCGGTGTTCTTTCGTGCAGTAGATTCGCCGCCCTTTTGTTTGTACTTCGTAGATGTCACGCGTTCCCGTACTGCGCAGCTTGAACGCCGTCGTTGTACGGCCGCTTGGCTGCATAAGCGTATCGACTCCAGGAACCAACTGTTCGATTGGCTTCCAACCGTTTGTCGTCAGCACGCGTTGATCACCTCGTAGGCACTGCACCGGGAAATTGTAGACATCATTTATGTCAGCGTTGCCAAGTGGGAAGCAACGACGACGGCCGTACACCGCACTACGGATCTCATGGGGCGCCACTGCGACGTCACGCAGTAGCTTGTTGTGCCACAACGTAACGCCAGGCATCTTCGCCGTCATCAGTGTGACCATCTTGGCGATGTCCTGGAGCTTGACGTCGGGGTAATCCTTGACGACGTTCTTCCACAGGGTGTCGATCTGGCCGCCGTAGAACGCACCGTACTCAGGGCGTTTGATGGTGTCGCGCAACACCTTGCGCTGATCGATCGGCAATGAGTCGTAGTTAGGCCACACGACCCGCGCGAACTCTGAGTGAATGTCTTTGTGGTTCCAAAAGATGTCGCACAAGAACGGATCACCGCTATAGAGCGCGATGATGCGGGCCTCTAACTGAGCAAAGTCGAACCCAACAAAGATACGACCGTCCGGCGCAACGACCTGGGACCGCAGATTGGGCCGTCCCTTCTTTTTGTTCGCCTTCGGCCAGTTCTGACAGTTTCCGGCGACAACCACTTTCCCGTTGCGGCGTACGAGGATATACGACGAAGGGACGGAGACGCAGTAAACAATTTTTGATCCAGGAATTTCCGTGGCTACTGCCTGGTCAGTTCCGATGTACCACGTAGCGCCTTTAGTCCGCGTGCGACGTGCTACGTCTACTTGCCAATTCGTCTTTGTTTGTAGGGCACCGCTGTTGTATGGACGAATTTTTGCGCGACGGTCTGTCAAAACAAACGCGATTTGGGCCCAATCAGCACTTTGTTTCTGTGAGGACGCAAATTGCCCTTCACGTGTTGGACAGCCGTCCCAAAACTCGATCTCCAGTGCAAACTGGTTCAACATTGTTGCTGTGAGGTCAAGGACCCACGCGCCGAACAAGCCTTTCCCGGTTTGTCCCGTTGTTAACCCCAACCGTTGTGCGACTTCATCGCCCACCTCGGATTTGTGCACGTAGATTATTTTTCGTGTCCGAAAAGTGCCTTCACGAAACGGGTCCGGTTCGGTTTTGTCGGTCAAACGGTACGACAGGCCCAACGTGTCAAGTACGTTGCGTAGGCGTTCTATCTTTCGCGTCTTACTGAGGCCAAAATACCAGCCGTAACCGTTCCACGATCCGTCTGCTTGCGCCGCACATACAAAGGACACGTAGGCCGGAGACGGAGCCCACGAGCCCCCTACGTATCGGCCCGCAACAGGGAGTTGATATTCTTTTTTCCACGCATCAGCGCGTATGTCCCGCCATCGTGGGTTCGAGCACCGCCTTCGGGGGCGAGGTCGTACAGGGAAGCGGTGATCAGGCGTGACAACGAGATCGATATTTTTCCCTTGTAGACGTACCATCGAACTGGCGTGATGGCGCTCGATGTAGTCTGTTGGATGAACAAAATCTACAATGCGATCCTCCAGATGATACTGCGCCACCCGAACATTGCGTGGAAGCGCATCGAACCGGACCCAACCGTTCTCAGTAAGGATCTCCGTGTCGCCGTCGAAGCACATCGGGTCTTCGGCTCCCCAGCGACCCGTGATTTTGTGGACTGACCAACGCGGATGAATGCGGCTGTCCTCGTCCGCGTATCCGTACTTAACGATGTTCCCGTTCACATCGTATCGATCGAAAAACCTGTAGACGAAGGTCGAGAACATCTTTTGGTTCTCGCGGTAATCCAGCAAGGATTGAACTTCGGGCAGGTGAGAAAACTGTTCGAGGATTTCTTTTTTGGTGGACGTACGTCCGGTCGGCGTCATGAAATACAGCGGAACGCCGCGCGCTTTGAGGTAAGCAGCGACGTGCTCGCCCGATCCAATCTTCCACTGCCAACGTCCTTTGTTGTGTGCGTGTTGGATTTCTTCGAGACGAGTCTTGTGCCGCGCCTCGAAGTCGTCAATCGGATCGGCTTTGCGAATGCGTTTGGCCTGCTCAAACGCTAGTCGATCCCACAACTTCTTTTGGATAGCTGGATCGTAGGCAGCATCTTCCATGACCTGTCGGGCCTGAGTCATGTTTTCCAGGAACGTGTTGTACAGTTGCTGATTGACCTCACGTGAAACAGGCACACCTTTTTCGTGCATCCATTGGGCGACTTCCGTGGATTTGAGGTCGATCTCGTACGTACGCTCGGACTGCGTTTTTTTGAGTGCGATCGTAAGCGGCGCGTCGATTCGTGCAGTGACCAGTGTGTCTTTGGCGTTGTATCGTGTGAGGTTTTCGGGCGTGTCGTGACCTTTGCGGAACTCGGCTTTCCAGGGAGTGATGGCGAAATACTGTGTCGCTACACGTTGCAGGCTATGAGATAGCCCTGGAAACGCCGAATGATGACGCAACATTGTGTCGTCGTTTGGGCCATACACCGGTAAGCCGTGTCGCGCGAGTACCGGACGGTCGTACAGCCGGTTATGCATGACCTTGCGAACGTTGTAATCAGCAAAAACGTTCGCGACCAGTCGTTTGGCGTACGGCGTCATGATGTTCCACGCAACCGACAGGCCCCATCCTTCCGTTGCTAGACCCAGCGCACTCATCTTGGCGTTCAGAGGTTGAAGCGCCGAGTGTTTCCTCTCGTCTTCGACGTACGTCTCAGTATCTGTCGCGATCATGCCACACGCACGAGCGTCCAAGACCATCTGGCGCACGAGCTGCTCAGCGCGTTTTGGATCTTCGTACTCCGTAGCAATGTCATCTTCGCGAAAGACGATGTCCTTGCCGTTGGCAATGGCATCGATTTTCGCCATATCGTAGATCAGGTTCCAAAACGCAAGATCTGGTGCATGCGCGCCACCAATACCACCACCGCCTCGCAAGATGGCAGCGGGGTGAATCGTTGGAATGACTGCTCGCGCGCCCCACTTTTTCTTTTCGATCCAGTGGTACGAACCGGCCATCTCGTTGATCGAGAACCTCGTGCCCAAAAACGCCCTGGCGGCGATAGCTCCTAACGCGAGAATGGGCCGATCGGGCCACTGCATGATTTGTGCGCGGAACCGTGGCTCACAACATTTACGGGCCAGTTTTTTGTCTTCGTCGGTCGCGTAGGGAGTAGGTTGACACAATGTGGAGTTATCCACCCATATTTGATCGCGCGGTCGTCGGATGGCTTGAAGCGCCTTGTTGACCATCTGACCCGAGGCCCCGATGAAGGGTCTTCCCATCGCGACTTCATTGCGACCAGGGCCTTCACCGATTGCGAGCCATTTTGGATTCTCCGGGCCCTCTCCCACTACGGGTCGATTCGGCCGTCCATCACGCGAAAACGGACAGTGCGCGCAGTCAGCACCATCCGTTTTTCCTCGAAACAACGGCAGCTGATTCCCGCGCCCCAATACAGGCTCTGGCAAGCCGCCTGGGCCACCAAATCTAGGTGGACTGGGCATTTTCTACTCTCGTGGAGACGTAGCGGCGTCGATCAGCTCAACGCCTTTAGCGGTTTTCCAAAAGAGAGCGGATGCGATCACCAGAGCCCGCTGTGCGTCGTCGTGAACTGGCTGCCAACGAGGACTTCCAAGCGCATCCCGTCCGTCGAATCGTTCGACGCCCAAAACGTCAGGAAGAGGTTTACCGTCGCTGCTATGGTCGTGGCGAGTAACAGGCCACGCGAGTACCCGGAACACCTGCATCGCACTCGGTTCGTACACTGTCCCCACGACAACTGGCTTCTCGCTTAGCCTCTTGCTTGGCATCGTTGCTCCTACCAGGTTGGGAACTGGTCTTCGAGTGATTCGAGCAACGACCTGCGACCGTCGCTGTCACGTAGCAGTGGACTGTCACTTCGGACGTAACCGCCAGGAGATTTCGTTCCGGCAACTTTGATCGACGTGATTTGATCTGCTGCAAGCAGTTGCTCGATAGCGCGCCAGATTGCACGAGTGCCGGCGGCCTTGGATTTGAAGGTGCCGTAGTCGTGGATGACGTCGTTGTAGATCTCGCGGAACACTTTGCAGCGCCGACGCTCGATGTGTTTGGCTACGATCGCATTCAACGTCGGCCCGTGCCGCTGCACCTTACGTGTGTGGTACGTAGGGTCGCAGAACGGATCGGTCGCCCGCCTGTCTACTGGGTGCGTCGCATGGATCTCGATCCGGTCACAACGATCATCACGACAAATGTTCGTTGCGTCGATGACTTCAATAGCGCCGTCGTCAACGTATGAGAATGGAGCGGTCTGTTTTCGACGAGAAGCTCGCAGCGTGGCGGTCGTTACCCCCAACGTGTGAGCTGCAAAGCGGTCAGATGTCCGTCGTTCCTTCGGAGTAGCCATTCAGGAGTCCCCCATGGTCCGTACAGCTGGTAAAAAGTTCGGGAGCGCGCCGCTTAGTGTCCTTCTGGCACAGCGGCGCGCCCCTCACTACCTACAACGAGCGGTGTTAGCCGCGCGCCTGTGGAGCGGCGTTGCCACCCGTACGGCGAGCGACGGCCTGACCGACCGGTGCACGACCCACGCCGGGCTGAGCCTGCTGCTGTTGCTGTCCTTCCCACGGCGCCTCGCCGATGATCGAGCTGCTCTCGCGCTGCACCTGATTGCCGGTGCGGGTATCGAGCGTCTCGTAGGTCCGCAAGGCGACTTCGCCGCTCATACGCAAACCGACCAGGTTGCTCGCCGCGAACCGACCTTCGCCGTCGGTGCTGGCACCGAGTGCGCTGATCAGGTTCTTCATGCGGGCACGAGCGCCGTCGTTGTCGGGCATGATGACGTAGCTTTGCCGCATGGTGCGGTTTTCCATCTCGCCCGGGGTGATGACTCGGAAGGTCAACTCCAGTGTAGGGTTTCCTGCGCGGGACTGACCGATTTTGGCCTCCTCGACCTCGAAGTCGTAGAAGCCGGGATCGACGCGACGAGCGCGACCGTCCCAAGCCTCCAACTCCGGATCGTTGAGGCGCATGTCGATGAAGTCCACAAACTGATTGTTTTGATCTGCCATTTGCCTTTGTCTCCTGTTGTTGTGCTACTAGTGGTTATCGAGCGCGCTTGTTCGCTCTAACTTATCGGGACGACAGTGCTGCCTTCCCGGAAGCTTGGTTGGGGGCGCGGCCAACCCCGACGGGCTGACCTGCGGGTTGTTGTTGAGTTGTGGGCGGCGTTAGCAGCCCGAGCGCTTCGGCAAACGTGCGGTACGTGCAATCGCCTACCCAGATGTCCTCGCCGGTCTCAGCATCCTGAGACACGTACGCGAGGGGGTCAGGAAGTTTGAATTCGTCGCGACCGCCAGCGGCGTACTGGCTGTAGCGGCGTGTGCGGATCTCGAAGTAGTGCGGATCGTTCGGCGTCGGCTGGTACGCGCGGTGATACAAAATGTAGTCACAGCCGGCACTGAACTTCTGTGCTTGTTGCCCCGAAATCATCGGACCGCCCATCGGGTTGCTGTCGTCAGGTTGTTTGGCCAGACACAACCACACGACGTTTGTGTCGAGGTTGTGGACGCGGATCCGCAACTCACGAAGATGCTGGCCAAGGTTGCCGTAGACGCGGCGCATGTCGGGCTGACGGCCGCCCTGTGCTGCGACACGACACAGCATTGCCAGATAGAGGTCGTTGTAAAACGTGAGCGAATCGATGACCAGCGTCTGGACTTGGTTTTGCTTGATGAGAGGCTCGACGTCGCCGAGGGCTTGCATCATGTCAGCAGCGGTGTCGATCGCCCAGACGCGTGGCACGACATCGGGCTCCCAAAGTACGTTGCGATCCATGTTTTTGATCGTGGTCCAGCCGCCTTCAGTCGCATCCGACAAAAACAGTGGACGCGGCCACGTCGCCGCCCAGCGCGTTTTACCTGACCGCATCTGGCCGTACGACAATACGGTCGTCCGTTTTGGTGGCTGGTGACTGGACAAATCGATCTCACGCATCGTCTTTCTCTCCTTGCTTGCGTCGCGCGAAGGGACGCCCCGAACGTTTCCAGCCGCACGCTTCACATCGTGCACCCTGTCCACGTGGTATGACTGCCACGCATACGGGACAGTGTTTTGGCGGCGCGCCACGCCCAGACGGCAACACGTGCGCCTCGTGGATCTCGACGATCGGACAGCTCTCGTTGCGACAAATTTCGATCGCATCTACGTCGTCGATCGCTACCGGGATCGGTTCGATCGCTGGGGAGATCTTTTTAGTCGCACCCACGATCAACTCGCCTCCAAAAATAGATCGGCACGCAGCTGGTTGTACGCTGCCTGGTAGCGACTCAGATAATCTAAAAGATCTTGAATGATGTCGAAGCCGCAATCTTGCAGCGTTGCGAAACCACCCTTGGACTCCGGATCTGCGAGGAACGCCTTGATCCAGAGTAGTGATTGTCGCTCTTCGTCATCGAGCACACTGAACGCCGTCAGGTCCGTTGTCCGATACGCGCGTTGCACTACTTTTCCCTGTCCGCACAGTGGGGCCACTGGGAGCACTTGCCGTAGCGACCGATGCAGTTAGCCCGCGCACGCGGAAACGTGTTGCTGGCCATGGCTAACACCCGGAGGCCTTGCCAAACCTTGAGGTCTTTGCTGTGTTGATTCGTTTGCCAGCGTTGCGGCGGCACGATCGTCCGATGAAACTTTTGGATTTTCTGTTTGCCTACAACATTCACCATCACGCCCTGAAGCTTGCCGAACTTCTTCTTCAGCTTGAGGCGTTTCCACAGCATGATTTGGCCTAGAATCTCACCGTCGTTCCGCCAACCGTCGAGAGTCGCATCATCGAACCGTCCTGCGGTGTTGTGGGTGATGATGTCGTTGGCGACGAATGTGTGAACGAACGGAACTGTGATGTCATACATCATTTCGCGGCCCGTCACGAGCACCGACTGCACGCGATCCCAGTGGATTGGGGGTGCCAGAATCGGCTTTGCTGCGTCCTCCAGTACTGCTTCGAGCGTCGAAGCGTACACACTATGCTTGGGCCTCGTAGACGCCCCGATCAGTTTGCTGCGCTGCGTGCTAGTCATCGCTAACCCGGCAATAAGTGCAGTTGGTATGGGGCGATCGTCCCCCGGTTTGATTGCTTCTTGTACCTGTCGTAACCAGTCCTCGGAAAACTTTTCACAAGGCACGGCCCGTGTTTGGATCTCACGTACGAACGCGCGTTTGGCTTCACGTCCGATTACCTTTGTTGTCCAGTACGGACGCCGCTCACTTTCGTACTCGACGCTCGACTGCGTCAAAGAGCTGTTAATTCCAAGACGAAGAAGTAGTGTTTGTACGCCGCGACAAAGCGCTTCGGACCTTGAAGCGTACGCGATACGGACCTTGGTCTGGGATGACTTGTCGTGACGCCGTTCCTCAAACAGGTCGATGCAGCCGTCGGTATCCCACAACGCGGCAAGAAGGATCCGCGTTTGCCGATCGGGCAATTCAAACAAGGATCGGTCTAGTGTCTTCTCTGGAGAGCGTTTGCCCAGCAACCCAACACGATTGAGGAGTTGCCAGGCACGGCCTTTCTTAGCACTGGAAAGTACAATGGACGGCGCATGATCTTCATCACCGGGATCCACACGGTAGGTGCCGGCGCGGACGGCGGTTGCTGCGCACAAATCAAGTTTGTGCAAGATCGCCACAAAGGCCGCACGAAGCTTCGGATCTTGCTTTGTGTACTTGATGTTCTGATTCGCGGAACCATCGCCGATCATATGTCCGATGAACATGAGTTCGGCGTCGGTGTACAGTTCTCGACGACGCTCCTTACTAGCCGTCGTGGCTGGCACCGCAACCCAATCGTCGGTTCGTAAATCGGCGGCGGGTACCCAGCCGCGTGCCGTGTAGAATGGGTGGTTGTCCGATGTCGCCAATTGACGTCCGGTAGCCGTCGTGACCGTATAGACGTCGCGGACTGTCGTCGGACGTGGAACATCGGCAGAGACTTGCACGAGGGCGCTTTCGTTCGAGTCAAACGCCAGACACGTGAAGGGCTGCTGTCGGTTGTACAGCTCGGCGACGGTCGCGCGACGACCCGTTGGATCGTCGATGATTTCGGTACCCACCAAACACTTATGCTCGATTACGTACGTACCTGCGGGAACACCGGGGTGAGCTTTCTCAACTTTGGCGATCAAGTCGTAACGAGCTGACTCACGGGTTTTCGGATCGACGATGTGGTACTCGACCGCCAAAGGGACCAAGTAGTCGGCTTCGTACTCGAAGCGGTACCCTTCCCACACACGCCACGCTTCGCTCAACGCCTCCATGGACACGCCGAAGTCGATCAGAAACTTGTGTAGTTCGTCGGGTGTGAGCGGATAATCGGGAGTGATGATCTTTTGGTAATGGATTGCAGCGAACGTGTGAAAGCACGAACCGATCTCGATAGCACGTCCCGGACGTCCCTCTTCTTTTTCTCCGTCGATGTACATCCGCTTGAAGAGGTAAGGACAGCGCTGGTAACACGAGAAGCTCGACCAACCCAGATCCCCAGAGGCGCCACCCAGGCGCTCCAAGCCATACTTGTCGAACGCGGCCAGCAACCCTTTTTCCATTGTGGGAATTGCTGGATCCGGGTTGAGCGGGATGAGGATGTCGCCATCGGCGGTCTCAGCGGCGTTCGACGGCAACACGACGTTGTCGCTCTTTTTGGTTTTGCGTTTGCGTTTCTTCGGGCTTTCGCCTCCAAAAACGTCAGGCAGTACAGGCTCGCCGAGTTCAACGATGTCGTCGTCCTCACCCGGTGCAGTACCCGCGTCGGCCGTCGGTTCTTGTGTGACGGTAACGACGTCCTCCGGTGGAACTGGAGGCAGCGTGCTCTCCGCTTCAGCCTCGATCACATAGATGTTGCCGTCTTGAGCGACGAAGAATTGGCGGTCGATAGACTCGCCCTTCCCGTCCGTCAAAACAACGACACAAGGTTTATCAGCAGGATGCTGATAAATATCCTCAGCGGTCGTCGCATCCATTTCGGCGCCACAAACCACGCATTGCACAGGTTCTACACCCGCAGAAGGTTGGTCGTCTGGCTGGTCGCCTGGCTGGTCGCCTGGCTGGTCGCCTGGCTGGTCGCCTGGCTGGTCGCCTGGCTGGTCGATCGGCGGCGCGATCTCGGTGATCGCTGGAGCGACTTCGGTTGTCGGCAGGCGCACGAGGCCTGGTGGTGTCGTGGTGACGCCAGTTGTCGCGTCACTGCTGCGTGCTGTCATCGATCCCCCGATCGAATCGAGCGGTTGCCCGGTTGGTGGTTAATCGGCTACTGCGTTTGTCTTCCTTACCACCTTGCTGTGACAGTTGGCAAATAAATGGGCGCCCGAGCTGACCATTAATTGCTCTCGCCGTCATAACCCGCGAGGAAGGCTTTCATTAATCGATCCATATCCGCATCGTCGGGGTTTAACCCGAAGGCACTGGCGATTACATCGATAGCAGTATCGGACGCTGGGACTCCAATCGTCGTGGCCAATTCGCATTTATGTTGAAGGGTCTCGATAAGACCTCGATCGACGTCGTGATCAACGACGAGGTAGGTAATGGCCATGGGGCGGTACGGAGAGAACGTACGCATCTCGGCTTGGGCTACCGTCGAAGGTGTCCAGTCAACCTCTGCAAAAATAGCCTGCCGCGCGTGTGACAGATCGATACCTACTTGACCGACGGGAATTGTCAGTACAAGTGCGGCGACAGGATGCCGTTTCCACTCGTCGATAGTCCTGTCACGTGCGTCCTGATCGTCGGCGCCTGTAATGCAGTACGCGATGTAGTCCCGCTTAGCGATATTCGTCGCGATTTTGTCAGCAACGTCTCTATGCCAGGCCCAGACGACGACAGGCTCTTCACCGGCAAGCACACGGGACGCCACGTCCACTGCCAACTTTGCCTTGTACTGCCCGATGAGGCGTCGAAACCGCACCATGTCGCCTGCGGCGACGCGGCGTTTACTCGGATCGCGAATTTTCTCGGCTGCAACTTCGAGCTTGAACAGCTGACTTTCTGTGAGGTCGGCCACCTCGACGGTTCGCTCCGACGGAGGTAGATCCTCTAGTACGTCGCGCCATTCACGACGAATCATGACCTCAGCTATTCGTAGTTTGAATTCAGCTTCGTTCGAGCTACCATCGTAGCGTGTACCGTAGGCCGTAAGCTTCGGGGCGCAGTATCGCTGAGCAAAATCGTAGTACGAATTCCAGGCTCCAGGGTTGACTACTGACAGAATTGTCCAAAGCCCGATGGGCCGATTCCATAGCGGCGTGCCGGTCGCAGCGATGACACGCTCAGCGCGGGACGCAAGTAGAATTGCAGCCTGACTGCGTTTCGATCGACGGTTTTGTAGAATGTGCGCTTCGTCGAATACGAGTGTTCCTGGACGGCGTAGACCCATATTCTGGTGAGCTTGGAGGATGTCGTAGTGGATGAAGATACACGGCGCATCGCTGATCTTCGTCGGGTCATATTTTCGTCCCCGCAAGACGACAGGTTCGACGTCAGGCCAACGCCGTTTCATCCAACCGACCCAGACAGCACGTGTAGCCAGCGGTGCAACAATGACGAGAGGCCCGAGGCCCGGATCGTGGGACATCACGCTTGTGGCCGTGTTGTGCGTGACAATAAAGCCATCAGTGACGTAAAGCCCGCGCTTCGTTGATACTTGGATGCAGCGCGTTTCTTTCTCACCAACGTACTCAACGCTTTCAAGGCCTCGCGCCAGGCGGCCCTTCGACCAGCGTTGCGTTTTTCGAGCCAACAGAAACGGGTTGGCGGGCAGCCGGATGTGAAGTCGATAAGACGGGCGCCCTTCACGTTTCTCGCCACGATACGAATACTGTGGCGCCGCCTTGTAGTAAACCGAGGCAAAACCTCCCAGGCTTTCAATCAACGCACGTACGTCATCTTTCAGACGTGTAGACACTGTATTGTACGACGTGATCCGCTCCTCGGTGACGTCTCCGTCTGTGTCCATCAACCCGTGCAAGAGTGCTCGCCGCACAGGAACCGACGCGGAAAGATATTGGACTGGAATGAATTTGTCTTGTGCACCACAGCCCCACAACTTCAGCGCACGCAGTGCTGTCGTTAGCTTGTTTTCTTGCCCTGCTGGACTGGACAATCGCCAATCAACACCACCAGCAGCTTTGGGTACGACGCCGTAAGCTGAGAGGGACGGACGAATGCGATCTAAAATCTCCCGCTCAGACGTTGAAATCTCGGGCGTGCCGCTGCGCAGCATGCCGTTTCCCAGCAAGCAACCCAACAAGTACGGTTCGACGAAGAGATCGGTATCTTCGCCTTCAGGCGGTCGGCACAAAGGTAAAAAGAAACGGCGGTTGCCGCGCCCCCACGATCGGCTTGGCGTCTTGATCCAGAGGTTGTCTTTGAACGTTTTGAGCGCACGTGGACGCGGATCTCCGCCGCGCCACCGAGAATGCGCAGTATGCAACAACCACAAATGATCTTCGTCGCACTCGGTACTCCGACCATCGCACGTCGTGACGCGGTAGACCCGTTGGCGTCCCCGAGGAAAAATATCTTCCACCACGCCTTCGCCACCGTCGGGATCAACGACTCGGCTGCCTACAATTAGATCGCCCATCGTTTTCCACCCTGTGGGCGTCAAAACGCATGCATCTAATGGCTGCCCTTTCCCCAGTCTCATCTGATCGGCCAGCAACGTCCCTCGTCGCGCATGGATAAACTCGCGACCTTCGTGTTGGTATGGACGCAGTTTGAACCCCAGTGGTTCTGTCGATGCATCTAGGCGACTACGCGCCGCCTGGTTCTCCAACGGCACGTTCAAAAACGGGTGCACTTCAGGGTGCGCTTGCGCCAGCAGGGGTAGATGAGAGCGGTGGACACCACCTGCACTGCCCAATAACGTCACGCCTGGTACGCCAGCCAGCTCCGGCAGCCATTCGGCGGGCACGACGAACCAGTCGGGTCGTCGAGCGAAAGGCGTGACGACGGGATTCATGCCACTTAGCTATCACGTCGCGCTGACAACCGTTTTGCGTTCACGCAGCGTGTACATTTTTTTGTGTGTACACGTTGTGGATAACTCCACGTTTTTGTCTATACATCGGTACCCTACGATTTCGCATGCCTGCAGCAACCTTGTGGACAACCGGCAAGACGCCAATCAACGGTTGACGGTCTGACTGTCAGTCGTGTTAGCTGCGCAGGCCGATGAGGACCGCTCGCTTGTGTCACACCAATTGTGTAAGGTCGATCGTCTCGCAGAAAGGATCGACGCGTGTCGAACAACGTGATCCAGGGAAACTTCGGGACAACTGGACCAGCACAAACTACACCGCCCGGTGGAGGCGGGGGCAAAAGAGGCAGCGGTTCGTCTGCGGCGGTCAGCCGGTACGACGTCTGGACGCTCCGGCACAACAAAAAACGGTTCAAGACCAAGGACGCCGTTGTGCGCGCGTTGTTCAACTACATCTGGAACCGCGAAGTCAACGTCGATGGCGGTTCGTTCATCCTGGCCGACGACGGGACGTGCTTTTTACTCACGGGCGACACCCACCAGCTCTATCGCGTTTCGGCCAAGGATCGCGATTTCTGCGCACACATCTGGTACAAGTACGGGCTGCTACAAACCGAGCAGGTCACACGTCACATCATGACCTCCATTGAACACTACAGCCGTAAGCTCGGACGGCAACGCGAGCTGCGACGCTTCGTCCATTTTTGCAAGCGCACGTTGACACTCTACGTGTCCCGTTACGACGGCACGTGCTGGCGGATCGACGGCAGCGGCAAGTGGCGCGTGGTGCCGAACGGCACCGGTGGGGCACTGTTCATTGACGACGATGGTGGCGTTACGGTCGAAGATCCCCTTATCGGCAACCACGGCGTGCTTTTGCCAACGCTGACCGAGGAGTTGAACTACGCCCCGAGCAACAACGGTATGGACGCTACGAGTCAAAAACTCGCGCTCAGCACGTGGCTGTTTGCGACAGCATTCCCGGATTTGATGCCCGCAAAACCCATGCTTCTGGTCGAAGGTGATCGCGGATCGGGCAAAACGACTGCGATCAAAATGATCCAGGTAGCTCTGCACGGAACGCTCAAGACGCACAACATCCGGCGCAACGACGAGAACGACTTTGCTATTTACGTACTTCGCTCGCCGTTGTGTTTACTCGACAACGCAGACTCGTTCGTGGACTGGCTTCAAGACACGCTGTGCACGTACGCTACGGGCGGCGTGTGGACACGTCGCAAACTGTTCACCGATTCAGATCAGGTCGAGCTGCGTCCGCAATCATTCATCGCGATTACCAGCCGCAACCCTGTCACGTTCAAACGCGACGACGTAGCCGATCGCTGCATCATCGTCCGCATGGGTCGCCGCACTGACTTCACACCCGAAGCGATCCTGATGCAGCAGATCGAAGACAAGCGCCACCTGCTGTATGGTGAGTGGCTCTGGTTTCTCGATCAGATCGTCAAACGCATCCGCGCGGGCGGCCTGAACAAGGTACCAGCCGGCTCGTTCCGCATGGCCGACTTCACGGCCATCGCACACGTCATCGGCATGGCCATCGGCGCGACCAAGGACGAGGTCGCGACGATGCTCGAAGGCATGGAAGCCGAGCGCGACACGCTCGTCGCTGAGGGCGATCCTCTCCTCGACCTGCTCGACAAGTGGCTCGAAGACAGCCGCAATGTCGGCAAACCCATCACAGCCGCTGCACTCTTCAAAGCGTTGTCTGACATGGCGCGTGGTGGCAACCGGTCGTTCTACAAGTCACCGTCTACCCTCGCACAAAAGTTGCGACGCGACACGGTCTCGAAACACTTCGACGTCAGACAGGTCGGAGTGCAAGGAAACGCGAAGCTCTATGAAATCCGACGCAAGTCCGACAAGTAATCCCACCGCTGCTCAACTCATTCAGGACGCTCTCGAACAAGGTAACTACGTTGATCGTGAACGGATGGCGCCCGTGTACGCTCAGCTCGCGATCGCTGAACGTCTACACGAGCTGACTATCGCCATCAACGAAGTCAATCGAACGTTGGCGGCCATGACCCTGGCTGGTCAAATGGATCTCGCCGTCAAAGGTGACGCCGTTAGAGTCGTAGGTGAGATTCTTCAAGGTGCTCTCAACGCCAACATGGTTGTGCACGAGGTTACGTCGTGAAAAACCTCACCCGCGTTGTCAATATGCACTTCGAGCGGTGCGATGTCATCGTCGATCGCTCGTCGATGTTCGGCAACCCGTTCAAGGCTGGTCGTGACGGCAATCGCCTTCAGGTCATCGAGCGGTACCGGAGTTGGTTCGTGAGCCGTCTTGCCGATCCAGCCTTTCACGCCGAGGCAGAAAAGCTCAAGGGCAAGGTGTTGGGTTGCCACTGCGTACCCAAGCCGTGCCATGCACACGTCATCGCTGCGTGGTGCAACGGGGAGCTGGCAGCATGAGTCCCTATCACTGCCCAGGCTGCGGGCGACTTGTGGCGGATTGTTTGTGCGAAACACCCCACCCCAGAAGCCGCCGCGCGCTTCAGCAGCGGCTATCAACACGTCAGGGTGATGCAGCACCGGTCTACATGGATCTCATCCGGATCGAAGGCGTGGAGTTCGAGCGCACCGAAGTCGGCTCGCTCAAAATCCACGCACCCGGAGCGAAACCCAAGTACGCGTCGGCTGCCAAGGCGCGCGATCTGTTGACGTTTTTACTCCAGAATTTTTCTGCGACGGGGGACGCATAGCAATGAAACCGTTGCCAGATGTCCTCGACGAGTGCCTCCCAGTCACAGCTGACACAGCTCGTCGCCGCGCTACCGCACCGAACTACCGCGTGGCTGTAAGGGTCACCCACACGATTGAGGTCGATGTCAAGGCCAAGCACAGCCGGGACGCTGCCCACGCAGCTGTGGATAAATTGAGGACAGCAAGAATCCGGATCGACGGGATCGAAGAGGAGATCTCAACACCAGAGATCGTTTCGGTACGAGCGCGCAGAATCGACTGAATTTCGATCGCCAAAAACTTGCGTGATTAGATCGAAGCGTGTAGCAAAGACGGGTCGGGGATGTTGGTCACCAAAAAACAAACTGTGACGGAAGAACGCGTTGTCACCGAGGACATCTTGTGCAACGTGTGCGGCGGCAGCTTGCTTCAGGGGGACTGCGGCCCGGAAGGTGTGGTCGAGCACGAAATGACGTGCGGCTACGACTCCCGTCTGTTCGGTGACATGACGCGCCTGAAGTTTTCCATTTGCGAGTCGTGCTTGTTCGAGTGGAGCCGCAACTGGAAGTACAGTCCGATCCATCCTACTGATGAGTGGTGGCGTTTTTGGAACGCGGGTTGCGTCTGTCGTCATCCTTCAGAGGGTTCTGAGTGCCCCGCTCTCGTTGAAGAAGACTGTCCCGTTCACGGTAACAGCGCACCTGGGGTAACACGCCTGCACTGCGACCCCACACCAAATTATTGCCTCAATCAGGACTACCGCTGCACGTGTCCTGGCAACCTTCTCGACAGTGTGTACTACCGCACTGCCATTAACCCTCGTTGTAACCAGCACGGCGAGCGTCGTCCAAGCGACGCGCGCAGCAAGGAAGGAACCGAAACCGATGACGAGAACCGTTCCCCAGTTCGCGATGACAGCCCGTGATGTTGTCCTGTTGCCCGACGTCCCGCAAGACGAACCCTTCATCGACTGGTTCGGTGTTCCACTTCACCGAGAACAGTTTGAGGGCGAAAACACGCTCGAAGCGTTCGCCGGCACCAGCGCGCCCCAAGGCGGTAACGTCGATCACGGTGCCCAGACCGTGTTGATGGTGAGCGATCTGGACGCCACAGCGTTCACGTCGATCCGGGTCTTGATGCACGAAGATGCCGAAACGCCCAGTGGATTTGCAGTCATTCTCGGCGGCGACTCCGAGGCAGCAACGTTCGCTGACGCACTGGAGTTCGCGGCAAAAACGATCCGACGCCAGCTCAAACAGAACCACGCTGGTCAGGGTTGATCGATTTTGCAGTACTTCAAACCGATCGACACCCACGTGACGTATGCGCGCTGCGCTGAACCGTGGCGCCGCCACAGTCACGAGACCGGCACGTGTCGCGTCAGGAACACAGTCGCCCACATGGCCCTTCGGTAAACGGCAATGCGCTCAGAGATCTATGCTCACCTGGCGCCCGATGCGTTTGAGGGGGTGCGACGTCTACCTGAGATGAATGCTGTTGGAAGATTGGCCGTGTGAGGTGTGCACTTCTTGCTGCTCTTGAACGGGGATCCAGGTAAGCCATGGAACGGTACAAGACAACCCATGATCCAACCGGACGCGTATGGCAGATCGAAGATACGCTCGTCAGCGGGGGTCGCCAGCGCAACAACCGAATCGTCGCCCAGAACCTCAACTACACTGACGCACATTGCATCGTCGATCTCCTGAATCTCGGCGACAACACCGAGCTGAAGCGTGACGTGGAAGTCTACAGCAACGCGCTGGCAGCAATCGTCGCGACAGGCGGCAAGGCACCTGAGTGGTATCGCCAAACGGCTGCGGATGCGTTCAGCCAACGCAACAACGAACGGAACGCCGCCGCTGATACGTCTACCCGAGATGAATGCTGCCGGAAGTAAACGGATCATGCCGCCCTGGAAGGGTTTGGGGCTCCGTGCCTACCCTGAAGCGGTCGATGACGCCCTTTCGCGAAAACTGGATTGTGCGCGCGTCTGTGCATTGATCGGCAACGCCGAAGATCGATGGCTGATGGGCAAGGTCGCTATGACGAACACGTGGGACACGTACATGTTGTTCCATCTCACGAATGACAGCGCTGCGTTGCTGTCGTGGGTCAACGCGGCCCGTGGACGTGAGTGTCGAACCTACGATTGGAAACTGGCTGAAGGATCGCTGTTGGATCTCTGGGAGACGCTTCCCACGACTGTTCAACGCCAGCTAATCACCGTGCCTTTGTTTCGTCTCAAAGAGGACGCTACGCCCCCGGATGGTTTGGCCGCTGCTGCCGCTGTCATTGACACTGTCGAACTCAACTTGCTTTCAGCCCTTCCACTTCAACCTGTCGCACGCACTCACAACCGATACCAACACCCGTTCGATCTGGCGTGGGCGCTCTACCTCAATTCGTTCTATCCGGGGAAACGGTTGTGGGTCGAGCGCACCGATAAAAACCGCGTCGTTCACAAAGAGTACACACAGACCAACGTCAGCACGTTCTACAACGATTGATCGATCGAACCCAAAGGAGAATCCATGTCGTCCGAAGAGAAAAACAGTCGAGACCTGGTACTCGCTCCCAACGAGTACATGTACATCCAGGACGTGACGAAAGGCCAGATCAAAACACTGGTCGGTCCGACCGTCTGCAATCCGAGTCCTCAAGAAAAGCCGGTTGTCTACGATCCGGGTGCTGCACGCTTCCGCAAAGTGGATCGTCTCGAAGAGGCGGTCCGCATCAAGGCGATCGCCGTCGAGGGGTACTACCTCGTGCTCAAAAACCCGGCCAAAGGTGAGCAACTGCCTGCAGAGGGTACAACGAATGCCCAGGCGCCCGACCTTGACGTCGGCCGCAAAGTCAACATCCCCGGTCCTACGATGTTCGCATTGTGGCCCGGTCAGGCTGCCGAGCACGTCAAGGGACACAACTTACGCTCGAACCAGTACCTCATCGGCCGCGTTTACAACGAAGAAGAGGCCAAAAAGAACTGGCGTCACGCCGTGATCAAGCCGGCGACGGGGACTGAGGGCAGCACCGAAGGCAGCAGTGACAAACTGCCTGACGAAGTCACTGCCGTCACCATCGCGCCGCCCGAAGACCTCAGCGTCGGCCGTGAGTTTGTCATCAAGGGCACAGACGTGTCGTTCTACATGCCGCCAACAGGTGTCAGCGTCGTGCCGGTCAACCCCGGCTCGGACGTGTACGTCCGCGAGGCCGTGACGTTGGAGCGTTTGGAGTACGCCGTCCTCATCGATCAGAACGGCACCAAGCGGTTTGAGGTTGGCCCCCAGGTCGTGTTCCCATCGCCGACAGAGACTTTCCGCGTAGACAAGAACAACCACCGCAAGTTCAAGGCCGTCGAACTGAACGGTCTCCAGGGTCTGCACATCAAGGTCGTTGCGCCGTACAAGGAGGAGGACGGTACCGAGCGTGTTGTCGGCCAGGAGCTGTTCATCACAGGTGAGGACACCGCGATCTACTTCCCGCGCGAAGAACATTTCATTGTAGAGTACGACGGCAACAAAAAGCACTTCGCCGTGCAGATCCCGGCTGGTGAGGCCCGCTACGTCATGAATCGGTTCACGGGTGAGATTCGCACCGTGACCGGTCCGACGATGTTGCTACCCGACCCGCGCAAAGAAGTACTCGTTCGCCGTGTGCTGTCCGACAAGCAGTGTGAGCGCTGGTATCCCGGCAACGAAGAGGCGCTTGCGTACAACCGTCTACTGCGCGAGATTCAGACAACATCGCCGACGACACGTGCCGGCACGGTATCGGAAGGTGACGTCGCGCGTGGCTACAAGCGCGTCGTGATGCAGCAGCGCAACCTGGCCAGCAAAGGCGGTGCGTACTACGCTTCGTCGCAGGTCGGCGAAGCGATGATGGATCGTAGTCAGCTCACACGCAACCAGGACATCGCCGCTGACGCTTTCACACGCGGTGCCGACTACACCGAGCCTCGTTCGATCACGCCCGTCACGAAATTCAAAGGCGTCCCGTCGATCGAGGTGTGGACCGGCTATGCGGTCAAGGTCGTATCCAAACGGGGTCAGCGCCGCGTCGAGATCGGTCCGCAGAACTTGTTGCTCGACTACGACGAGAGCCTGGAAGTGCTGGAGCTGTCTACGGGCAAGCCCAAAACAACCGACAAGCTGCTCAAAACGGTGTATCTGCGTGTCGCCAACAACAAGATCTCGGACATCGCTGAGGTCGAGACCCAAGACCACGTCAACGTGCGGCTGAAACTGTCGCTCCGTGTCGGCTTCGAGGGCGATCCCGAAAAGTGGTTCGACGTCGAGAACTACGTCAAGTATCTGTGCGACCACGTTCGGTCGGTCCTCAAAGGCGTCGTGCGGCGCATGCCGGTCGAGGAGTTTTACGAAGGTGCCGTGGACATCGTCCGCGACACCATCCTCGGCAAATCCGAAGGTGAAGGTGTTGATCGGCGACGGTCCGGTATGGTGTTCTCCGAGAACGGTATGCGGGTCACCGACGTTGAGGTGCTCACCGTCAAGATCGCTGACGATCGCGTTGCCGCTTTGCTGCAACAGGCCCAGCACGATGTCGTTCAGGGGCATATCACCGTTCGTCAGGAGGAACAAAACCTCAGCATCATTCGGCGCCGCGAAGAGCTTCGACGCGAGCGGCTGTCTGCTGAACACACCTCGAAGGTGCACGGGCTCGATCTCGACGCCAAAGCCATCGCCAAGGCGTTGGAAGTAGACAGCGCCAAATTGGCTGCTGACAAGAAGCGGCAAGACGATCGCAAGCTCGTGGTTGAAGCCGAGCAGCTCGTCAAAGATGTTGCCCATAAAGCCGAGCTGGATCGTCACGGCGAAACCGAAGAACAACGGTTGGCATTCGTCGCCAAAGATCAGGCACTGGCACTGGAGCGGTTGGCCGCTGAAACCGCGACGGCTGTTGAACGCATGAAGTCCGTCCAGCCGGGCTTTGTCGAGGCGCTTACGGCACTGGGGGACAAGTCGGTCATGATCGAGGTTGCCAAGGCGTGGGACTACCAGCATATGCTGGGCGGCAAGAGTCTGCCCGAGAGCATCAGCAAGGTGTTCCACGGCACGCCGATCTCGCGCATCGTCGATCGGATCGCGAACGGCAACGGCGTTAGCGCTACTACGCCTGCGGTGCCAAGCACGCCACCGACGCCGACACCGCGTGCATAGCTGTCTTTGTCCCTGGCCGATCGTTGCAGCGGGTTGTTTCCCGACGATCTTCACTCCGCGCACGGTTGGCCGGGGACACTTGTCACTGCTGTTTGGTAAGGTAGCCCCGTGATCGTTAGTGTCACAGGTCACCGGCCTCCCAAGGTCGGCGGTTACGGGAACAACTCCTTGCGTTCCTGCATTACTGATAACCTCAAGGACGCTCTCGTTGAGGCGAACGCGACGTTGGGGATCTCAGGCATGGCCATTGGCGTCGATCAGTGGTTCGCGCAAGCATGTTTGGATCTGTCAATCCCGTTTCTCGCTGCCGTTCCGTTTGTCGGTCAGGAGTCGCGGTGGCCCACGCCAGCTCAAATACGGTATCGACAACTCCTCGCGAAAGCGGCGGAAATCGTACATGTTTGCGATCCAGGCTACGCTCGGTGGAAAATGCAGGCGCGGAACGAGTGGATGGTGGATCGTTGTGATCGATTGATCGCAGTGTGGGACGGTAGTGCGGGTGGGACCGCTAACACAGTCCTGTACGCCAACAAGGTTCAACGCACTGTCCACTTGATCAACCCTCGTGAATTGGAAAGCGAATGCCAAACAGCAGTGAAGAACCAGTAAGCTTCTGGCAACAAGAGCGCCCCTGGTGGCACACCGAGCACGTGTACCAGGTGCGCAACCGCGTTGTCGGGCTGCCGGTTCCAGAGCTGCGTGGGTTGGCCGAGGAAATGAAGGGCGCGATAGCGACCCTGCAACAGCAAATGGAGACGGCTGGGCCCGAGATCGCACCGGTGCGTGAGCTGTCGCGCCAGCTTGGACCCGTCAAACCCGACGTTCTCGCTGCCGCGCTTGGCAAAAAGTACGACATCAGCGTCGAGGAGGGGCGCGAGTTGGTGGACGCCTTCGACTGGTGGAAGAGTGTACGCGGGGCGCTGGGCTTCATTCGGCAAAAGCACTCACTCGTCGTTGCCGAGATCACCCGTCGCCGTTCCGAAGATGCCGAACAAGCCGTGTTCGACATCAAAGGCAAAATCGAAAAAGCGTGCATGTTGATGGATCGCGATGAGGGCGACGACATCGAGGACGCGTACAAATTGTTGCTGCAGATTCGGGAGCGCCTTTCCGCCGTAGGTCCTTAGATGTTGGAGCAGGTGCCGTCCTCGACATTTGAAGTAGCAACCAGCGTCACGTTTGTGCTACTCGTTTGCGTCGCCGTTTTGCACCCCGTTTATCGTCGTTGCCAGTAGGCGTTGCATCTAGATGAATGCTGTTGGAAGAAGGAAGGAATTGAAGATGACGCCCCTACAAACCTGCGAAGCTGCCATCGACGCTTGTAACGATCGGACAGATGCATCGATCAACACGTGTCTCGACATTTTGCGTCCGATCTTGACGCCCTACTTTGAACAAGACGGTTTCGAGAAACGTTTCGAGCGCGTCTTCCGATCGATGATGCGCATTCCCATCAGTTCGCTCGACAACGTCAAGGATCGAATCAAGGCGGAGGTCGCCGAAACACTCAGCGGTCCAACCTACGCTGAAGCAGTCGCCAAACAGCGCGCCGATCGTGAAGCAGAGAAACAGGCGCTACTCGATCAAATGGTGGCGCACGAGAAACAATTTGTCTCGACCCTGTTGACGAAGCTCGGTCTGCGCAAAGGCGATCATCTGATGGTTATCGGCGAAAACAGTTTTACGCCGACGCACATCTCCTTGGAGCAATGGGATCTCCCTGATGAGAGGACGCTGCCGCGCTACGCCCAACCCAGCAAGGACTCTGACGGTGAATCGTCCGACGGCTAATGCCTCTTACACCCCAGATAGCCGTCGAGTTCGTCGCGGCGATCCGCGAACAAATGTCGCGCTGTCCGGGCTGTCACGGTATCGGTCAAACACGTCCCACGGGTGCACTGCTGAGCATGTTCTGCCTGGTGTGCGAAGAGGTTGCCAGGGCCATGTATCCCATCGATCGTGGGTGGCTTCCCGGGCATGTTCCGCGTCTCGATCCCGTCAACGACGTCAAGGCTTACGCCGAGTTCGTCAAGGAGTGCAATCGTGCCCTGTACGAGGCACGCGAATTCGCGAAACGGTGTCCCGGGTGTTTCGGTGTACGCCGAGTGTGGGGTGCTGAGAAAATCCGTGGTTGTCTTGTTTGTCAGCGACTTCACGCAGCGTTGGATGCCTATGAAATGGCTGTCAATCCCGCTGACCCTTCGCCCATGTTCGTTGCCGACGACAGTTCTCCCCGTCTGTTCGGAGGGCGTCAAAATCACGACGATGGTGACCCATAGGAGCCGCAAATGAACATAGTGAGCAAATCCTCCCCCGATCCCGAGTACGTGCCCGTCATCTTCATGGCACATCAGCTTCGAGCTGACAGTCAAGAAGGAATGCAACACAACATTCACAACGCCAAAGCCTGGTACCAGTTTTTCATCAGGAACTACGACGTCGCGATCATCGCCGACTGGATCTTGTCGTGTGAGACGCTCGATGACACGGTCGTGGAAGACCGGTTACGTGGGCGACGCTCCAACGCTGTTTTGCTGACACGGTCAGACGAGCTGTGGATTTGTGGCGGAGACATCTCGTCTGGTATGCGCCACGAAATGCTCACGATGCATGCGTTAGGACGTCCCATTCGACAATTCATCGATCTTGGCTTCGAGCCGCCTGCCGAGTATGATGCGTCGATCCACAACTTGGCGGAGTACAAAAAAGCGGGTGGTGGACGCAACATGGCAGTACCAGGCCGCTGCATGAAACGTGTTATCTACAAGGCGCCCGAGCGCGAAGACGATCCCGACTTCGAGGTGAACGTCCCGGTCGGCGATACGGATTTGATTGCGTTGGCGGCGTGGGAAAGCGGTGAGGTCGTAATGTCGTTCGGTAGCAGTGGGACAGTCGAGGGAGATCTGACGTTGTCGTATGACGAGGCGATGAGACTCGCCAAAGCTCTACTCGATGCGACGGAGGTTGCAGGATGCAAAGCGTTCAAGGCCTAATCTTTCTGATTGCGATGTTGATCATTACAGCCGTTAGCGGCATCGTTGCCTATAAGCAGCGGGGTCCGTGGAACGGCTTCGGTTTCGTCTTGATCTGTTTGTTCGGCATTACATCGATCACACTCGTCAGGTTGTTTGGATGAACCGTCGTGGTGAGGCAATCGTCTTTCTGGTTTTATTGTCTACCGCCATTGCAGCGTCGGTGTACTTGTACTTCGCGACGGGGCGTGTAGAGATTCTGATCCCAATCACAGCCGCGATCATTGTCGGCGTCGTATTCACAATCATCGAAGTTATACTGAGATGAGTGCCGACCTGGTATCCAGACGATCGCGTCAAGGATCAACACCCACACCGTTGTCAATTGGCTACGTGCGTGGGTTGCCAGGTCACACGTTGCGTGACGTGTTACGGGGTCCGATGTTCCAGTACATTCTGTAACAATCCTGCACCGTTGCCGGAGGCTCGCCTGATACTCCGTAAGCGGTCCTACATGTCTGGTAGCATCCGCCGCCAGTAAGACTGAAAGGAATCATCATGCTCGTTCACGCTCTGACTGTCTTCGTGTACCTGTCCGCTAACGGGGGTGTCGCGACAGCTCCTCCCAAGCCGTATCGCGTTACGGCCACACAGCCGGCGCCCCATCGTGTCGGCACACCACTCAGCGGTCGCTATGTACAGACCTGTGAGGCGACGATTTTCTGTTACAAGGGCGATCCCTGGTGTGGCGGCGCAACGCCGTATTTGATGCGTCGCGTTCGTCCTACGGACGTCGGCGCTGCGCATCGGACGCTGCCGTACGGCACGAAGATCCGTATTACTAACCATCGGACAAAGCTCTCGACAGAAGCGATCATTATCGATCGGGGTCCCTTCGGGCGCTTGACGAAGCGAGGCGGCTGGTACAACGGCATCGGCTTCTACCTCAAACGTTTACGCGCACGTAAGCCAATACCCACCTCAGGTTGGCGCGGTTGTTTGGACATCACGCCACGCGTGGGACGTCAAATCCGCCATAACGGTAAAGAGGACGTCACGCTTGAAGTGATCCGGTGGCCTAGACGGCGCCGCAAACCCGTCAAAAAGCCTAATACATGATCGCAGCTGCGATCGGGTAGAATACAGACGATGCCTGCTGTTCAAGGAAAGACCATTCTTATCGTCGGCGACTCGCTCTCGTCTCAGAGCAGTAACGGCACTCATACGTACTCTCCCGATCCGAACGTAAACCGTTACGGCTCGCCCGGCGACTTCTTTGGAGCTGCACTCGCGCGAGCGGGAGCTAGCGTCGTCATCAACGCCAAGGTAGGCCGCTCCGCTCACAGCTTTTTTACACACGAGGGTGGCAGCCAAATCCTGACCAGTTTGGCGCAGTACGATCCCGACGTTGTCTTTGTCATGTTGGGCACCAACGACCTGGGGCTCGATCTAGGTGTAGATGCGACTCAGATGGCCCGCATTCGAGACGCATTTCCCAAGGCCGACGTTTGGGGCATCGGGCCGCCCACGCTCGCGCAGGCAACAGAAGCGGCGGCCGTCGCACAGATGATGCAGGGCGTGTTCGGCAATTTCGTCGATCTGCGTAGCTACACGCGCGACATGGCGCCCGGGTCTGCCTACCGAACCCCTGACGGCGTCCACTTCACAGCAACGGGTGCAAGGCTTGTTGGAGATCGTCTCGCTCAAGTGCTCGTAACCAAAAACCATGTTGGCCTAAAGATTGGTGCAGCAGCACTCGCGTTCACAGCACTGGGGCTCGGTCTTTCGTTCATCATCGCACGCCGAAATGAGTTACATGAGCGCCAATGACGTCATCGCTGACGTATTTGCAGGAAAAGCGAACTACGTCTACAAACAACTGACAGTTACCGCCGCTGGTCGGGACTACACAATCCGTGAAGCGTTCGCCATTGATGCACAGGGATCGCTGCTGCCCATCATGGGCGACATCTTCCCGCACTGGATCGATCTCGACAACTTCGATCAGATTACCGATGGTGAGCTGGCCTGGAATTGTTTGTGTCGGGATTGGGGCCGGGAAAACAACCTGGATATTCGGCAAGCGAATGTCGCCCTCATCGCAAAAGTGCGGGACGAAGGCGACGAAATCCCGTTGAGGGGCGTCTCATAGATGATGCGTCCTGCTGCCGGTATTTTGCTCGTTCGAGGCGACGGTAAGATCTTTTTGATGCGCCGTTCTGCCAACGTTCCTGTGCCCAATCATTGGAACGTTCCGGGCGGTGGAATCGAGGCCGGCGAGACGGCGTTTGTCGCGGCAGCGCGGGAGTTCCGCGAAGAAGCGGGTAGCCTGCCACGTGCCCGTCCCATCGGAATGCACACGATTGGCCCCTACACGACCTTCGTCGCTGCCATCTCGATGCACGAGGCCGCGCACTGGTATCCCCGGATGAACGCAGAGAGCAATGACTGGGGCTGGTTTTCCATGGACCGTCTGCCGGTGCCCCTGCATCCTGGTTTGGCCGACTTTTTCGCCCGCGTTCAGTTGTCATAGCCGTGTGCGATAGTCCCTGGCGTGGACTACGACGAGTACCGCGACGCGGCGGACGCTGCCGCTGATGCCGGGAACCTGAAGCTCGCGTTTGAGCTTCTCGACCGGTACCAGCACTATCGTCTAGCTCAGATCTGGTGCAAAGCAGAGAGTACTGAGCTGGAACAGCTCGAAGACAAGAATCGACAAGAGGTCTTTGCACGTGTACGTCGTGTACTCGGATCGGGCCCTGGCGATCTGACTGTCGAGGCCGTCAAACTCTTCCAGGAGCTAAACGATCTCGACGACAAACCGCGTGAGTACCTGCAGACCAAGACCGGTGACCACGACGCCATTCGTCGTCTCCACGTCTACGATTCGTTCATATCGGACGCCTCACCCACGTATCGACTATTCAGTAGCGCTGATCGGATCGGCTACGCCCAACGCTCCAACCTCGAAGTCCCAGGTCAGCTAACGTTTGAAGACCACGCGATCCTAACGTCGTGGTCTGCGACCGTAGTGCCCGACACCAAGATAGCATTCGGCGGCATTGCACAGCTGCACGTACAAGGACGCCGAGAAGCGAGTGTCCCTATAGGGTATCTCCTCCGCCGACGTGCTCGACTGTGGTTGCCCGTTTCGCCGAGATCGACAACCCACGTAGAAGTGTTCACCAACCGCGATCGTGGCTTCCCGCAAGGCGTATGTTTTTATATCCACTTAGAAGGGTGGAGGACGCTCCAACTGGCGTAGCCATTTTCTTGACCGCACAAGACCGTTTGATACAACGGGACTATGGCAGACACGAACGACATCTTTGGTGTAGATCAGGCGGACATTTCGGAGACTTCCTCTGTCGATTACCCGAGCGTCGAGATCAGACAACTCACGATGGCCAGCCCCGGCTGGCGTGCTGTATACGAAGACGACGAAGGTATGGATGATGTCGTTGCCTTCCCGATCTGTGCTATTGGTGTCGTGGAGATCACGCCAGAGTCCGGTGTACCGTACGAAGATGTGCGACATTTCGTGGGCCTTCCCACCGGTGTTATCCAGGACGCGCGTCAGATCGAAAACTTTTTGTGCGTCGTGGCGCCAGATCAGCGTTTGGAAGACGTTGTTGCGGCGATCAAGACACAACGTCAATTGATGTGAAAGGACTGATAATGAGCAACGTAACCGTAAAAGCCGGCCTGTACGATCATTTCAAAGGCGAGAAAAAAGCCCTCGTGTTTGCCGTTGGTAAGCACAGCGAAGCACACCATCTGCGCTGCGTGTACTACTTCGAGATCGACAAGGACAACGCCATCGTCGATGTATGGCACCGTCCCGTCGATGATTTCACCACGCGCATCATTCGCGACCTGGCCAAGCCCGGTGACACGCCCAAGCCGTATGACGGTCCCCGTTTTTGGCGGATTGGCACGCTTGACGATGGCCTCAAGCTCGTGGGCTGCACACTTCAGGAGCTGCTCGACAAGCTCGGCGCCAGCGACGCCGTCGAAGCCAAACCAGTCTTCGAGGAAACGGCACCAGAGAAGAAGCGTATCCACGACGCCTCGATGCCTGGCGGCGGCATCCATATCGCGTGAGCTTCGAGCTAGGGCGTCCGCGTCTCCTCATGCGATGGGAGCACCCCGCTTACGCAGCGGGGTGTGCGGCCGAGATCGCGGAGTTCTTCTGTAAAACACCTAAAGCGCGGTGGTACGGCCAACTCAAGTGTTGGAACGCTTCCACCGCGCTCTGGCGGGGAGCGTTACGTGCAAAGACTGATGCAGAGCGGCGGCGGGTATTGCAACGCGTCGCGCGCATTTTAGGCTGGCACATCAGCAAACGTGGTGACTTTTCATTTCCGATCGGCGCCGCCGACGACCTACCCACGTATCCGCTTGCAGTGTTGCAACGTGAGTTGATGGAGGACGCGTGTGTTATGTTGGCGACGCAGCACACAGACGGCTTGTTCAACGCCAGACTGATACAAGCGCTCGACGAACAAGAGGGAAGTGATGACGAAACCCAACGGATCGAACTCAGATGGCGCATCCGGGACTGGCTCCACGACACGCCCGTCAACAACGTCCCACCCAACATCCGTCTCGCTGCGGCAGCGGCTTGGTCCGCAGAACATGGAAAGATTGCTCGCTCGATCGTCGTGGAAGCAGCAATGGGAACAAGACATGGACGGTGACTACGCTCCCTGGTTTAAGTTGCCGTGGAACCACGGTTCTCGTGCTGCCGGCCTCGCAGCCGACCTGTGTCGTCTCGTGCTTCCCCGTGCGCCAAAGCTACGCAGCATCGACGAGGGTCACGGGCCGTTCAGGGGCCGCGTAGAGGCCGAGACCGACGATAGTCATGTTGAGCTGCCGGACGCCCGAAAGGCCATCACACGGGCTCTCCGGCTTGTTGAGGCATTCGCTAACGGTGAGATCATGGACGTCTTTTTGCCAGAAGCGCTCGAAGAGTACAACGGCGACGACCACATCTCACGGATCTACTACACGGCCCGACAATACGGCGACGAGGCACGGCAAAGTGCCTACGGTATTGACCCGAACGCGTTGCCTGAGGCCCAACAGCCCATCGCGAGCCGTTGGTTTTCAGCAGGCGAGATCGCAGCACTTGCGACCGTCCTCATCCAAAAATGGGCATCACGTTCAGACGGTGGAGGGCACGCCTACAACACGTTCCTTCACCGGATCGTCAAGCGTGTGCTGGACGAGGGACTACCGTTCCACGACGTCGCCGAACGGGTCGTACGTTGGCGCTACCGTGATGCGCTAGACGGCCGCGAGTCTGTAGAAGAATACCGTCTGGCGTTTGAAGGTGCGTGGGAGATCGGCCGCTACGAGCTTGGCTATAAGCTGCTGGATATGCTCGGCGAACTCAGTTCCGACGTGTTTCAGACAACCGACAGCGACTGATCTATACGGGCTGGTCCCACAATTTCAAGATGCGTTCGACCATGTCCTGGACGTGCTCGTTTGTCATCGCACGGGTGACAGCTACGGACCAAAAATCGGCAGGCACGCCCTGAATGCCGGTCTTCATTGTTTCGAGCGCAGCAATGTCGAGCCACTTTGCTGCATCGTACTGAACACCAAGTGTCTCACAAACCCGTCGTTCTACAGCGCGTGCACGAACCTCGGCGGCAAGCAAGCGCCAACGCTCACCGCTATTGGCGTGAACGAGCGCTTCGTGGATTGTGTCGCGGTTCCACCTTTCGGCGTTCGCTTCAAGGGCGTGGCACGCTTCGTGCGTCGCGTCGCGCACCGTTTTAGCGTCAGATCCGTAGCGCTGTGCGGTCGCCACAATTCCTTGCGCGACGATGGCTTGAGGTAACACAGGTCAAGCGTTGCACATCCATCGAGCATTGTCACAGGCTGTCGGTATACTTCGAGACATGTCGTCAGAACTACCCGATGTTTCTCCAGCCGAGGTCATTCGCGTGGCCGACGGGATCCGACTCTCGGACTGGAAGTCGTTGCGTTACGGTCTGGAATTTTGCCGGGACCTGGCTACCTGTCTTCACCAAGAGTGCATCTTGCGTTCAGCGACACGCATCATCAATGGCCACACCGAACGTCGAGACTACTACCACGCCTGGGTACCCGACGGTATTACAACGAACCTCAAACAGTCGATCGTGACGACAACGGCGATGCTGGAAAACAAGGGTCCTTACAAGTCGCTGATGGTCTCAGACTTGTGGGAGCAGTTGCGCCTACTGTCGCTCAATGTTCGTCCTCTCCATGTGCGTCGTTCGTACATCGTGGACATCGAAACGCCCTGGCGCTGGCGCGACTTCAGCGGAAAGGACGAGCTACCAGATGAAACGATTCTCGAAGCCCTCAAAGCTATCATCGAGACAGAGGACTACAAATTCGCCGAGCAGTTTGTTCACCAGCACGTTCGCACCAATGCATGGAAAGGTGTTGTTCGGTTGCCGGTACCGTCATGAGCAACGCGCGTCCTATCGGTAGGCGACCATCTTTTGCTGTGTTGCTCAGCATTGAAGGGCTTCTTGACGGCGAACGCTCGTACGCCAGGTTGATGGAGTTTTACGTACTCAGCAACAGTGACATCGTCCAGAACTTGGCTTTACCTACGACTCTCACCACTACACGCATTCGTGCACAGATTGCACGTGAAGGCGATCCAGACGCTGAAAGCAACGTTGCGCAACACCTCGTAGACATGGTGCCTCAAGACATTTGGGATGCGTGCATCGCTGCTATGTCAGGGGGCAGTCCCGAGACATGTAAGCAAATTCTCGCCGACTGGATCGGGGGATGATCGCAGCTGCGATCGGCAGTACAATAGCTCCATGTCCAAGTCCCCGCTGGCGCAACCCGTTTATGGCGGCTCGGTGCCCACAGATGTCCAGAATCTGTGGTCGTTCGCCGAGACACACTACATGGGCGTCCCGGCCCAGCGACCAGGTTCAACCTGGACGCAAACTGAGGCCCAAAGCGCCGCAACGCTAACACGCCTGTACTACGATCAGTTTCTCAAAGCCATCAAAGCGCCTACGACGATGCTGTTGCCGGATGGCAGCGCTATCGAAGAAGGAGACGCTTACTGGGCGTGTGACACGCGGCTGTGTGAGTCAGGCTGCACCAACATGGCTTCGATTTGCCGTCCTGACGCCAGGGCGCAGGTTGTCGGCGGCCTGGTCCAGTGGCTTGGCCACAATAGCGGCAATAAACAGTTGATGCAGGCCGTCATCGGTACTGACACAACGATGATCGGTGACATCCTGGATGCCGAGACCAGTGATGCAGTCCGTCAGGCCGTAGCCGGTCAAGCAGGCAGCATTCCTGTTGAACGTATGCTTCTCAACGTGTACGGCAAGCCGGGTGAGTATGCCTCGTGGACGGTTAACGGATTGCTGCGTATTTTGGGTGGCTGGCCTGCCAGCGGCAGTGTGGGCTTTCAGGGAGAAGCACCATCGTTTCAGACGATCATGAACGCCATCGATTCGCTCAGACGTATGGTGACGCCTGCAATGCCGGTGAACATTCGTATCCAGATCGCCAAGTACATCAGCGATACCATGCAAGGCAACCGGTACAAAGCCGACGGTACGTTGGTACAAGGCAAAGACATTCGGCTTCCTGGAGATCGGCCCGGTCCGTGGTCGAGTGCTGAGCGTGGCAAGTTGTTTGAGCAAGCGTCACAACTCGCGGCCGACGCGACTAGCCCCAAGCTGAATCCTCCGACGTCAGTTCCCGACACGATCCCGAATCCGTGGCGGCCCAGCTCGAAAGACATTCCAACTGAAGCGTGGCCGCCCAAAACAGGTGTTTTCGGGAAGCACACCAACCTCGTTTTTGGTATTGGTGCAGGCCTTCTTGCGTTTTTGGGTGCTGGCGCGCTCATCACGGTTTACAAGCGTCGGTACAAACAGAACGCACCGCTTGCACTTCAACCTCTTGGGCGCGCCCACTTTCCGTCGGCCGCCAAGGTCCGTCAGTACATCCGTCGGAGGTAGGCATGCCAGACACCGAAACCCCAACCAAGATCAAAACGACTGCCAGACAAAAAGCCCAAACGACAGCGCCGTGGGTTGCGCTTGCTGCAGCCATCGCGGTTCCCTTCTTTTCATATTTGGAGGCACGTGACACGGCGCGTGCAGCGCGAGACAAGGTCAACAACGTCCAACAGAGCGCGACCAAGATCGACAAGCAGACTGACACGACCTTCAAGCTCGTGATGTTCGAGTTGCGGCGTCTGGGTAAGGACGTTGAGGCCTGTCACGCCAAGTACGCCGATCTACAGAAAAACATTGACGAGCGTCGAGCCAGTCACCTACGTCGAATCAAGCGACCTCCGCCTCAGAAAGCGTTGCCAAAAAGCTACCACGATGTAAAATCGCCACCTGATGGGGGCCAAAAACCTTGAGCAGTTTGTCTGCTATCTCGCTGAGTGTGGCATCGACGACAACTGCGACGACCTGAAAAAACTTGTTGAAGAAGGCCGCGCCGATGACATCAAGGCGCATTTGTCGAGTTGGGTACGCGAGAAGGCGCGTAACGCGCTTGCCGACAACCCGCGTGAGTCACGCAGCGATCTGAACATCGACGAGTTGACGCATCAAGTGTCCAATGACGTTGCGGAACTCAGGATCGCGTTTGAAGACGGTGTAGACGCTATTCTTGAGCCGTTCGACGAAGCCACCCTTCATGCGTTTATTGAACATTTTGGTGACCGTACACGCGTTCGTCGCAACGGTCCGGTTGCTGTTGACATCTGTTACCGGGCACAAGTTATGGCTAGTCGGCGCCGCCGTCTACGTGAAGCACAACGGCAACGGCTGAAAGCTGAAGACTACTGCGAACGACACGAATGCGTGGTCAAAGACTGCGCCGACAAGCATTAGCATGCCTGACAGCGGCGACTTTTCTATCGGCTCCAACCGTTGGCCTGGGATCAGTAAACTCATTGAGGAGTGCAATGAGGTGGGACAGGTCTGCGGCAAGCTCATTGGTAGCAGCGGCGAAATCATGCACTGGGACGGTACAAACCTGAAAGACCGTCTCGAAGGCGAGTTGGGAGATGTCCTGGCAGCCATCGACTTCGTCTCGCAGTACTGTGGGCTGAACAAAGTACGCATCGCTGATCGGCGGGCATTCAAATTTGCGCGATTTCGTCGTTGGCAAAAGAATCCAATCCCTGTGCCCAAAATGCCGACAGCTGCCAAGGCGGTGCCGCCTCCTGGTACACCAGATGGTAACGATGGTGCTGTTTGGGGCGAAGACGGCATCTGGAGCAAAGACGGCAAGACCTATTTGTCATGCGGCTTTGCTATGGTGGGTCCTGAGTGTAAATGCAACGGGTGCAAGTGGGAACGTGACGAGCTACCGCAATACAGCAGTCTCGATGAAGCCATGAAGGATCGTTCGGAGGAACGACAAAACAAATGAACGTATGGAAGGAAGATCAAATTGGGTAGACAGTCTCACGGTAACCGTCCAAGACCAACCGGGCCTCGCACCAATAGCCGCATCCGTTTTTCGCCGGTCTTCGTTGTCCTCGAAGACGGTACCAAGCTCGGTGTCATGCCAACTGACGACGCGCGCACGAAAGCAGCCGAGCTGGGACTTGACCTGGTTGAGGTGTCACCCAATGCACGTCCACCTGTCTGTAAGATCATGGACTTTGGTAAGTTCAAGTACGACGAAAAGAAGCGTAAGAACGAACAGAAAAAACGCCAAGCCAAAGTCGAGTTGAAGATCATCAAGCTGCGCCCAAAAACGGACACGCACGACCTGGCGTTCAAAGCCAAAGCAGCTCGCAAATTCCTCGAAGCCGGCAACCGGGTCCAGTTTGAAGTGCGATTTCGTGGCCGTGAAAATGCGCATCCCAGAACGGGTCGCGCCGCGCTCGACAAGTTGATGGCGGACCTGGTCGATGTTGCCAAGCTCGAACGAGCCGCTCGCTACGAAAACCGTGTCATGACGATGCTCGTCGGCCCAAAATAGGAGCCCACGCCGTGATTGAGATTTTGGTCGATGGTTTTTGGGTGAACGAAGCTGAACACGGCGGTGTTCGTGTTCGGGACGTGTTTCGCACGACAGACGTTCCTGGCTACGTTAGTCGTGTGACGGCCATTATTCCTGACGGCAATGGTGGTCACGAGATCAAAAGCGTTCCTATCGGGCGCAGCACAAAAAGTATTCCTGTCGGGCACAGCACAAAAAGTACGCCTCATCAGGATGTGACAGCCAATCGGACACGGCCAAAAACACTGCCGTGGCCTCCGGGTGCAGCCCGTGAGTTCTTGCTCAAGGTCTCGTGCCTCGCGTACTCCGCATTCCGTAACCTGGAAGTACCGCTGGCTGTTCCTGCACCCTGGGTAAGTCTTGCAACGCATGTCGCATGCTTAGAGGAAGACGTCCAGCGGCTTGTAGAAAAAGTTAACCGTCTTCATGACGAGCGCGATCACTACCGTGACCTTGTTCTGTCAAACGGTAAGAATGGCGAGTAGGCTCTCCTTCGAGTTTCCTGATTGGCTGGCGGGACGATGGCGTATTAGGCAAGTCACGGATACGTGTTTCTTCATCGAAGTACTGACCGGCAACCAGCATGGCGATCCTTACTGGGCCCTGAGAGAAGAAGTGCACAAAGAACACGGTTGGAAGTGGTCGTTGTGTGCTGAGCTAACAAAGAACGAATCTGAATGACTGACGACTTATTCCAACAACCATCAACCCCTTTGCCGCTTCCACCAGCACACCATGTCGAATCTGCTGCGTGTCGCCACGGCTGGTCGGCCTACGATGAGAACGGTAATCCGGTTTGGTTGACGTGCGATTGCGAGGATCCAACGCATCCGTGGTCGCCTCGTTCTGCGACCGATGGGCCGCGCGACTGCGATTGCTATCACTGTGGTATCAAGCCTCGTGCAGAGCGTGGTCGCGCGCCGTGCGAGTACGCTGACCACCACTGTCCGTCGTGTCACGAGCGTGGACTGTGCACTGCGGAGGTATGCAGGTGATGGAGGCTGACGTGTGATATACCGTTCGCCCCATATGGAAGTGCATCGTGGCCCCTTATGCTTGTTGTGCCTGTTCGGTTGGCATCGCACACATGAAAACGTAGTCTGGGATTGGCCAATACGCACTTCCACGACAATTTGCTGCCGCTGGTGCGGTCGATGGCGCCCTCATGAAACTCGTCCAAACAACAAACGACGACATACTGCAACCATTCGATAATGGGCGAGACGATCCTGTTGTCTGGCGCTGCTACAGTTGTGGCAACACCAGTGATGACAAGACGACCAACGGTTTCCACCAGGTCACGTACGACACTGCGTGCGGCTATGAGTACGACACTGAATGCGGGGAGTGCGGCAGTCTCAACACGTTCTTTGACGGCGAAGGCGAGCCCGAGTGCGAAGAGTGCAGCAACCTCGGCTGGTACTGTTACAAGTGCAACAAGAGCAAGTGCGGTGAGTGTTGGACCTGGTTTGTTGTCGAAAAAGAACCCAAGGATTACGTCTGCCCGGACTGTCAAGGAGTGCCTGAGTAAATGTCGCGCAGCACCAATGAGCCGATCCGTCCTGCCATTTGTGGCGAACCGTTCACGGACAAGCAGGGAGCAGCGTCTAGGTGCCATCGAGAGCCCGGGCACAAACAACCCCACGGATATGGTGGGGACCTTGGTGCTCTACGCTGGTTCCTTCACTACCTGCCAGCCCGAGATCCGATGCGGCCTTTGGTAGAAAAAACGTGGCGTGATCTCGGACAAGACGCCTGACTACATGGCGCGGGTGATCAAAGATGGCACACTCAAACGCGCGACGCACACGTGTGTCTGGCGCCAGTGTCTTACCCTGGTCACGATAGTGCGTACACGACTCGTCAAGACACCCCAGCAATGCGAGGCGCATTACGCTGATGGTAGGGGTACGTGGCAGCGGTGCTCAAACGATGCAACACGGTGGACGTCACACGATGGCGATACCATCGCATACTGCAAGCGTTGTTTAGGTGGAGTCCGGCGCGACCCGACAATCATGAAGCTCGACCGCGTCTACCACGATCGTGCTCACCCTATCCCGGTAGAACGTGATTGCGTCAAACGGAAAGCTCAACGCGAAGCGAGTTTGGGATACGCTGAACTCCCCGATGACCTGAAGTGCGGCTGCTGCGGCTACTTTCACGATTGTGGTTTGCCTGACCGTTGTCTTGACGTGTACTGCCGCCACCCCACGTACTTCCTTGGGGAGCAGCTGTGGCAAAGATAATCGCTCCTGCATGGACGTGTGTTGTTCCGTGTGGCGACGAAAAAGTCCTCAGGGTTTCTTCGCGGTTTTTCAAGTTGCTTCAGGACTGGGACGTTCCGTGTTACGCACCCCAAACAGACCCTCCGGGCTTACCAATCCACTTTGCGCCTGAGTGGGCCGTCAACACCTACCATGATTGCCGGGCTGCCTTGCAGCGAGCACGTCAATTTGGCCAACCGTTCAGTTACGACGCAAGCCTAGAGTATGCGTTGAGACGTGCAACCAGAGATCCCGAATTCAGAGCGGCTTTGTGTGCTGCCCTCGCAGTCAAAGGCGGTGCTGCGCGTTTTATCAAGGCTCAAATGAAGTCTGCGCCACTCTAGACGTATGCTATAGTCGCCAAAACCATGAAGACATGCATCGTAGAGATTCGTGCTGCCGAGGGTGGCTCGGACGCAAAGCAGCTCGTCGAAGAGCAGCTGGCCATCTACACGCGCCTCGCTGCGCGGAGGGGTCTTTAGCCTTGATGTCGTGGACCAGCGTCCTGGTCTTATCGTCGCCCACGTGAGTGGCGCAGGCGCCTGGAAGACCTTCCAGCACGAGCCTGGTGGCCACCGCTGGCAACGAGTCCCCAAGACAGAAAAACGCGGACGCGTCCATACCAGTACCGTGACGGTCGCTGTGCTAGCTGAGCCAACACAGGTCGAGCTGCGGCTACCTGATCGTGACCTGGAATGGAGTACATGTCGCGGCTCGGGTGCGGGCGGTCAGCATCGCAACGTCACCAACAGTGCAGTGCAGGTCAAGCACCTACCGACAGGGACTCTCGTGCGCTGCGAATCGGGACGTTCCCAGCACGCAAATCGGGCAGCGGCGCTCGCACTTCTGCGCGCCAAACTCTGGGATCAGAAACGGTTGTCGGCGGCGAAAGCACGTGCGACAAAACGCAAAGCACAGGTAGGTTCAGGCCAGCGCGGCGACAAGCGTCGGACGATTCGGGTCCAGGATGGTCGCGTCACGGACCACATTACGGGCCGCTCGTGGCGGTTCAAGGATTACGTCAGGGGTCTTTGGTAGTAGAATTCTCGTCAATGGTAGACGATTCTATCGACCGTGTTCTGCGAACATGGCGCCACTACATCGACAATAAGGTCGAACCTGAAGACCTGATTAATACACGTGACTGGCTCGCGTATCGTCATGCTTGCGGTGAGGAATTAGCATCCGAAGAGGCTGCTGTTCTCAGCTCACTCAACCGCCTATTCAACGTGTTCCTTTCCGACAACACACCGTTGCCTGACGACGTGAAGCGTGCCATGACATCCGTACTCTCTGTGAGTAGTGAGGACGAACAGATCGGAGAGCGAACTGTTAGCGAGCGTGACCTTCAACGACGTTACTACGAGACGCTAGAAGGCGAGCAGTCGAAAGAAGACACGCGCAGAGCGCTCGCTGAGGCGGCTGCCCTACTCAAACACGAAGACGGTTGAGCCTGGTTGCACACTCATCGAGAACGTCTGACGCCTGATTGAACGAGTGCGCGACCTCTTCCAGGTGTTCGGCCTCTTCCTGGCTCTTTTGCGTGTCAGCTTCGTCATCGAGGTTCGACCCTTCTTCGGCCGCTAGCTCAGCTAGTGCTTGTACGATCTCAGTGTAACTGACGTCGTAGAGAAGTTCCCTGAGACTGTTTTCGAGCGCACGTCGAGACACGGTTCTATGGTACCAAAAACTCGGTCCACGCCGCATGAGTGGTTGCGGTTGGTTTCCGTAGCCGACGAAGGCAGACGTGGCATTGGTGTTTTGGCTCGGGACGCTTGTAGCTGAGGTCGCGTCCGCAACCAGGACATCGAGACATGGTTCCATGATACTGCATGTGGTAACGCCTGGAAAGTACACTAGCTTTTGATCGCGTCTGCGATCGACCTCCGTGATATTGTCGATATATGGCTCTTACCGTAGCTCTCGTTGAACGCACTCCCAACCGTTTGCGGTATCTCGTCACTTCCGACGGTGGCGCAGGAGCGGCGCCTGATGTCACGGGGATCACCAATCGTCTGGCGGGCGGCGTTGCTGGCTCAGATCTCAACGTCGATTCGCTCGTCGTGAACGGCTCCCCGATCCAGCAGCTCGTGAGTACTCCTGTCGCCACTACGGCAGCGGCTCGGACTCTCTTCGGCGATGGGCTCACGGCCGTGACGGACATCGACACGCCGCGTGGGCACATCAGTGTGCGGAACCGCAACTCGTTTGCGATTGTATTGGCGACAGCGTCTTTGTGGTCAGCTGACGCCGTCGAAGGCAGTACGATCGATCCTGCCTCGGCAGGTCGCGTTGCGATCGTCATCAGCGGACCCAATGTTGCGAACGCGGCATGTTACGTCGATCTCGTCTTCCAACACACCTACGATCGGTAGCGCTGCTATACTCGGGCCGTGAGCAACCACCAGCTCATGGCGAGCGAGATCCTCACCGTTCGGGTCCAAACACTCGGTAACTACCAGTGGAAAGACTACCGGAACCTGATCGGCTTTGCGTCGGGAATTGCGCACGTCGGTCACGACAAGCTTTTGGCGAAGCTAAAGGATGCGCGCCACCTCTTAGACAGTATTGAGCTACACAGCGTTCAGGTTGTGGGTACACGTCTTGAACAGTTTGCGTTGGGGCCTCCGTGGGATGCATCTACCGATAGCTGGTCCGACAAGCTCCTGCCCGAGTTGGCGGAATTGCGCCGTGGCCGCAACAGTTTTGAGGCACGAGGCGGTCGTAACGCAGGTACGTGGGCACTCAAAGGCGGAGTTGCTGCTGTCATCGAAACAGTCACCAAGGGAGCTTCCCCAAAAGGCTCTCTCGACTCGCTGATTCTTGGCGCCATAGCCGCTGACATTGACCGTGAAACGATTGGAAAAATCGCTCGCCCGTGGCGAATTCGAGACGGCAACCCTGACGCCGATGAAGCCCTGGCCTTTGAAGCCGCAATGAGCGTCGATCGAGCCTATGCGTATCGGTTGTTCGATCGTTAGTTGACGTCTTCGTCAGATCGTCGTGGTGGAACCGATGCGTTGTCGAGTTCCCAGTCACCGGCCTTTGTTCGACTAACTCCGGGTCGTTGCGCAGCGCCTCGTAGGCTTCTTGCCCCAGCTGCCTTCTTCTTCGGCCCTGCGGCCTTGGCTTTGGATTTGGTGGCAGACTTGGAAGTCTTGGTGGAAGTACGGGGCATTCTCAATCGACCTGCCTTCTAGTAATCAAAATCTCGCGAACGAGTTTGCGTTCGAGTTCGACGTCGCCTCGCCGTTTTGCCGTCTGGGCTTCGCGCTTGAGAGCCGCCAACTTGGCGCGCTGCAACCGCTTGAGGCCGCCGATCGCTTCGATGAGACAATGCTTGGGGTCCTTAACATCTGCATATGCTCCAGCGAGCATTTGTTTGGCTACCAGGGCGCTGAGATCCTCGGGCCACTCGCTGGGATTGGACAGATAAGATCGATTCTGACGTGCGGCGCAATACATGTCCCGAAGCCGCTCATCCGTCAAGAGGGAAAAAACACTATTCTGTTCGGCCGTTTCCCTCAATTGCGGGTGCTCGGCCAGGATCGCCAACAAGGCCAGCTCGTCGAGGTCGGGCGGGGGAGCCGCAGGGGCGGCAGGGGCGGCAGGGGCCCGGGACACGGGGCGTTGCTGTTGTTTTTGCTCGGAATTGCGCTGGCCTCGGGCTCGCGAGAGGCTCCGTTGTACCACTTGCGGGGGTATATTCAAGGCTTTGGCAAGGATGCCTACGACTAGATCTCGTTTGGTCGGGTTTCTGATGGCCAGAATGACGCTGGCAGCCTCGCTCAGCACTTGAGCCTGGCTGTGGTCCGAGCCGGTGTTCTTGCCCCAGATTTCGTACGCAAAATACTGAATACCGCCCTGGGCGCGTTCGAGCATCTCGCCGAACTTGTCCGGTCTGAGGCGTTTGACCAGGGTATCGGGGTCGTCGCCGGGCGGCACGACCACAATGCGCACGTCCACGTCGGCCGCCACGAGCACGCGCAGGGCCTTGAGCGTCGCCGCCTGGCCGGCCTTGTCGCCGTCGTACATGAGCACGACCTTGTCGGCGAGCCGGCGCAGCTGATCGGCTTGTTCGCGGGTGAGCGCGGTGCCCAGAGGCGCCACGGTCTCGGCGAAGCCGGCCTCGTGCAGCGCCATGACGTCGAAGTTGCCTTCGACCAGCACCGCGCGCTTGCGCTTGCGGAACGCGTCGCGAGCCGCGTGCAGACCGAACAGCAGGCGCGACTTTTTGTACACCGGGCTCTCGGGGGAGTTGATGTATTTGGCGCCCGCTTTGTCGTCGTCGCCCGAGCCGAGCCGGCGGCCGGAGAACCCGGCAATCTCACCGCCGGGCAACACGATGGGACACATCAGGCGGTCGCGGAAGCGATCGTAGTGGCCCTCGGACTTGCGCGGCACGACCAGACCGAGGGTCTCGGCCAAATGCATCGGCACGCGCTTGTGTGCGAGGTAGTCCGTCAACGTGCTCCAGCTATCGGGTGCTAGGCCCAATTGGAAGGTCTCCGCTACGGTGTCGCCAATCCCCCTGTCGGCGAGGTAGCGCCGTCCGGCGCTGCCGTGGTCGGAACATAATTGCCGACGATAGAACTCCGTCGCCAGTTTATTGACGCGCAGAAGCTGGACGCGTTCGTCGCGCTGCCGGCGCACGTGCTCGGGCTCTTCGGTGCGCTCGATGACGATGCCGAGCTGTCCGGCCAGGCTCTCGGCGGCCTCGACGAAGCTCTTGCCCTCGTACTCCATCACGAACGAAAACACGTCGCCCTTTTTGTGGCAGCCGAAACAGTAAAAGAAGCCCTTGGTGCCGTTGACGTTGAACGACGGCGTGTTCTCGTTGTGAAACGGGCACAGCCCCTTGTGGTTCTGCCCAGCCTTGCGCAGCTGAACGTGCCGGCCGATGACGGCGACGATGTCCGATCGCTTGCGGATCTCGCCGATTACATTGTCAGGGATTAGGCCCATATGCCCCACGTGCGTGCGGGTCCTTGCCTTCGGCGTGCGCCATGCGCCGACATTGCCGCAACGCGGCCGGCAAAGCAAGCGGTCAGGGCTGCAGTCGTCGAACGAGTTTCAGTGTCCGCTTTTGGGCTCGCTGGCACCAAACAACGTATTCGCCGCAGCTTGGTGCAGTGCCATGACTTCGGCGTCTTCGATGTCGTAGACGTCGTTGCTGCCGCAGAAAGGGCACGTTGTTCGGTTTACGTGATTGTGTTGACGTCGCTGCTCAGCATTGTCACCACCAAACCATTTGAAGCTGTACCAACGGTTGACGCGTTGACGCGGCATTTTGTTTTGTTGAGTTCCATGATTACTGGCTGGAGTGTACCGTCTCGGGATTACAGGCCCGAGCGCCTTCTATCGATTGTAGGACGATTCTTCCGGCGCCAGGAAAATGCGGTAGTAGCCGGGCTCAGTCACGCCGCACACTCGTTACGAAAACGGACTTTGCAGCTGCCGCAACGGTAGATAGGCCAGTAGATCAGCGTTACGTGTTGTTGGCTTTTGCAGCGCGGACAGTCAACCTGCTCTTCGATGATTGCGGGGGTGTGTCTTTTCATGGTTCCTTTTTCGGTTCTCAGGCGTTTTTTGCGCTGTCTCATCGGGGTGGTCGAGCGTTCCGTGTGTCTCACCAGCTAGGAGGATGAGCGCTCCTTGAGTTGTTCTTCCAGTCGTTTCGCC